AGGTTGTGCAAGGTTGGGCCAAAATGCATAGGGCCACCAACATACAGCCGTATCACCGCACCGGACACCCCTACACAATACTCAGATGTACCACTGCAACCCAGCGCCTCTGCCGCTCCTCCATCAAAAAATTACACCACGGCACCTAAATTTTGAGATATTTTGATTGGCACACCACAGAGGCGTCCTTATCAGCTTCAAGTTGCAAGTACCATAGGTAGTCAGACTACCTCGAAGTAGCGCGCCCGCTGTACTGTGAATAGTTCGGCTCAGTACAGTACGACGATGCTCCGTAGTCAAGCCAGTGACCCCAATAGACTGCAATGCATTGTGGAGTGACTTAACCAGGCGCCTACGTAAGCAAGAAATATCCTGTATGAAACTGCTTCAATCTGGCCTCCATATAGGTGGAACCTCATTTCATGTAGGTAGGTCACATTTCTATGGGAATTCCTGATTGGCTGGCAAGGCGCATAGCAAGAACAGCTTCGTTTGGCAGGTACTATAGGTAGGCAACTTTTTTTGAAGTGAAAGACTTGCGTTTTGGTCATGAGTGGAATTGTATTACCTTTGTATCATAATCAAATCAAACATTTCTCATGGCAAAAAAGAAACTAGGCTACGGCCTCAAATGCGACTATTATGATAAGGTATTCTCGACTCAGGAACTTTTACTAGCGGATATCATTGAATCTGGCATGGACCCAGATTACTTTATCACGATCTAATCGTTCTATGAGACTGTAAGCACGATGGATAGGGAGTTCTCTAACTTGAAATAACTGCTTCGTTTTGGCCACTATATAGGTGGTATGGAAAATTCGAAGCTAAACAATAGACAATATGCACTCAGCATTACACTCAACAATTTCTGCTAAGCCTCCGGGGTTCAACTTATGGATTTTGGAAGCTTATGAGATGGATAAAAGGAGGCGAGTTCAAAGGACTTTCCGAGAATTCTACCATGCATTGCAATGTAGCTTTATCGAATTCGAAAGGATCAGCTACGAATATTTGATCAATGCAGTCTGTGAGGACAGAGAGGCTAGGCGGAAGCAGAGAATTGAAAAAATAACCAAGAAATTCGGATTTTGATGAGACAGACAATGAAAATAAGCTACGCTGACTACTTAAGAATGGGTGGCAAGACTTCAGACATAGATCTGAAAACAGTACGAGGAGACGACTGGATTATCGGCAGGACTGTGACCAAGATTGAATCTACTGAAAAGGACTTCACCTGCCAATTGACATATGCTGATGGATCAACTGACAAGTACCCTATTGGATGGATCACTCTTCAGGTGGAAGTGGAACTGAAATTGGTCGGTACTGATGCTCCGGTGGAAGAAAACTACTTGCCACAGATCAAGGAGATTTATGACAAGCTCAAGGTGGAACACAAAGAAGCTTTCCACTCGATAAAGTACTACAACGACATTGCCTACCAGCATGCTACGATTGATGATCTGACTGGTGCAATAATGAATGCGTTGGCCAGAATGAATGCTTTGATGCATCCACGAAGTAAAATTGTGAAATGAAATTAGAGGTCATAGAACAGGCATCGGAGAAGTTTAACATTCCAGAAGAGGTATTGTTAAATGAAATCGCCAGGTTCATTGACTTTTATCTACGCTGCAAGTCTCTTTCAGACTTGCCTTTGTCTGAAACTGGTTCAAAAGTGATGACGGTAATTCACTCAGAACATTTCTCTTATGAGGTAGGTACCATACTGATATACGTTATGATACTCGACAATGCATTGCATGACACCTGATTAATAATATATTGTAACAATGAATAAGTTTTTAATGTCACTTCTTGGTCTGAAAACGCCTGTATCAGAAGAGGAATGTAAAAAGAGAATCGCTGCCAAGACATCACAATGGCTAGACGATACATTAGACAATTTTATACGCGAAAAACTACAAAAATTGAACGATATTTGTAGGCGAAAAAATGAGGCTACAGAACTTAAGATAAAAGCTCTGAAGAAAGAGTACGACATTCTTAAGCGTATGTCAAAGATGCCGAACTTTGAGACTTACGAAGAAAAGATCAATGCAATTTGCATACAGGCTAGGGAAAGTACGATCATGCTAATCGTGAACTCTGAGGAATGGAAAAGGACGAAAATGCCTATGGAATGGGCTCCAGACTTTTACGACTCAGGTATGACACTTGCAGACTTCGCAAAGGACAGAAAGACTAAGCTAGTAGCACATATATTTGGGTTCTAGCGTTTTGGTATGGGTTAGATTTGTATTATATTTGTATTATCAAAAATTAATAATCAAAAATTGATAATATGAACAAACTATTCATTGTAACATTTACCGATCAGGAAGCCTGGGAATCACCAACTTTGGTTCCAGTTAGAGCTATTGACGAGGATACGGCGATCGTCTTAGCAGCGGAGTATTTGGGCTATGATGAAGAAGAACTTGAAGAAAAAGTAGCAAGTGGACAGTACGGATACTTCGCTCAAGAAATCGAAGAAACATCAATCATTGGAAACTAACAATATGTCAGTAGTAAAAAGCGAGACTAATTTAACGATTGTTCTGACCAAAAGGAAGACATTCTGGCTATTAAGCAATCCACAGGAGTACATGGCGAAAGGCCTGATACTGTCCTAGTAGAGTATGACAAAATCCCTGAACTTATTCGACAATTGCAAGAAATTGAAAAAGACAGAACCCGGACGAAATTACTGGATATGTCTAACTATGAAATTGAAAGCTTAACACCGGCAGATTGGGAATCGATTCCAGAAGAAGAAAGGAGAGAAGCAGTCAGTACTCTATTATCGAACATACAAGCGACTCATAATGAGTTAGTTGCTCTAATACGACCAGAAAATGAAACTGAGTGAAATGACACAACAGGTGATAAATGAACTCACTGATGAACAGTGGAAGTTAGTACCACCCGAAGAAAAGAAATCATGTAGTGACTGCAATCACCTAAAGGGAGTAATTTCTTGGTGGTGTGGAAATGAAGAAGCGAAGAAAGCTCGCGGTACTGCAATCCCTGGATGTATTCTATGTCCGTACTGGGAAAAACAAGTACAGATTAAGCCTATAGAGATTACAGTAGAGGTAGGTGATAAAGGACTGAAATTGATGCAACGTATCATAAAATATGTCAAATCGCGTTTTGGTATTGAATAGAATTGTATTATATTTGTATTGTAATTAAAAACAAATAAAAAACAAATCTTATGGCAAAGCTAACACAAGAACAAATTATTGAAGGTCACGACAAAGGTACATTCTGCGCCGTATTCGAAGGTTTCTTAACCCAACATTTAAAAGACTCACGTGGTTGGGACTTCGATCAAATTGATGAATGGACAAATGGAGAAGGTTTTGATAATTGGGTAAAATACCATATGCACGGTGAATTAACTGCAATGGGGCCTACAATTTACTGTACAAATATCAGTAATGGAAAAGAATTTTCTTTACCTGTAGAAGAAGTTGAAGCAATACTTGAAGCAATACTTGAAGATGGCTATTGAAAATACAAAACAGCCCGAGGACATTTTAATTTCCACGCTAGGATTTCCTCGGGAAATGTTAATCTCATCAGATAACGATTCTTGGCATAAAGTTACAGTAGTAGGAGTCATTGCCGGTAAATATAAGTACGTGGTTAAAGTGGAAGGAGATAAACCTCCTGGCATGGAATTTTTAGTGGCATACGAACATGGAAAAGAACTCGAATAAACTGTATTACTTTCAGAAGTGTCCACATTGCAAAGAAGAAAATTCTGCAATTAGAAAATCAGACGATTGTTGTAACAATTGTGGACACAAAATAGTTAATGATCAGGACAAATTCCTGAACGATTAGTACTAGAGGAAGCCTATTAATTTAGACTTCCTCTTCGCGTTTTGGCAGCTATTAGAAATTGATTATATTTGTATTGTAATCAAAAAATATATACATTATGTCACAAATTGGTAATTTAATCATCGAAACAGAAGAACTTGGATATGACACAGAGATCATGTCAGTATCAGAAATGCTAGAAGTTAGAGATCATGGTAAGATTTTAGATGAATCGAGAGAAGCAGAATGCAACATCGGGTTCATGGAAGATCAATTTCGCCAAGAGGAAGCTTTTATAGTGGCAGTAAAAATGGCAAGAACAGAGAACTTTTAACTAAAAAATAATTGGGTATTACATTGCAGACAGAACTATTGACGTCGAGGAATACAATTAATATCTAAATATTATAGAAGTAAAGAACGCTAAGCTAGCCAATACAAAAACAGAACCATAACATGAGTACTCCAAGAGTTTATAACAAAGCAGTAGCTGCCAATATCGATAAAGGTATACAGAAAATCAAACTAGGAAAAGGGACTATCGCCGAAAAGATACACCTTTTAATAGAGTTTTTTGAAAAGGAAGCCTTTAGTGAACCCCTAGAATTTAGATACACGAAAAGGGTAGAAAAATATACAGATGGAGTCTACGCATACCTCGATATGGTTTGGTGGAGTCCAGCTGGTACAAGATACGATAAAGAAATTTTTATATGTGACGGAGAATACATACCGCAAAATAAGCATGGTAAAGCTGTCGCAGAAACAGGCTTTCGTCCTGGAGATAAAATTTTGACATTAGAAGAAGTTAAAGCACTTCCAGCATATAAACAGTTCATTGATACAGGATGGGTATTAGCTTCAACTCCGAAACAGATTAAGAATATGACTCTTTCTTTCGGATGGCCACTTGACTTTTTAATGATCCCTGAAGACAATAGTGATTCACCATCTCTTGATGATTTTTACAATGAACGAATTTCACTATTTGGTGAATCGGGTTACATTCGAACTGTAACTTATCGTCATTCATGGAGAGGTGGATCCGCGCAATGGGGAACTTGTCCAAATGGAAGTTTCGATCCTCGTACTGAAGAAGGGTGGAATAATGCATTTAACCATATAACACGAATATGTTCAAAGAAGCTCACATCATGGGAAAAAAATAAACATTTCAAAGTTTGGAAGTCTAAAGAAGATCGCCATGCACATAGGGGTCTTATATTGTCAAAAAAATATGGGTTCTAACTTATTCATAAAGGCGAAAGAGAAGCAGAAGGCTGGATATACACTATCTGACGTGAAAAAATTTGCAGGATTCAAACAGATAGAAGACCTCGGCATTAAAATAAGTGACGTAAAAATTGATGGCAATAACATGATCATGTTATCATTTGACCCAGCACATATCGAAGTTCCTGCTGGTAAGAATATGCATAACTACTCTATCACATTTAACAAAGACGGCAAGTGTTACAAAGTAACACAGCGTAGATCAAATCCTGTACGGACGAATAAACTTCGTGTTCGTGATACTGATTTAATGACAGTAAATGACTGGAACCTGAGATTTAAACATATAATTACAGAATTTATAAAGGAGATTCGGTACTTAGAGAATGCAGGGTATAAGATTTACAAGTCTCCAGAGGAAAGACACTTAAAGAGAGGCCTGATAGTAGGACGCAAATTTGGGTTTTAGCGTTTTGGCATTGAATAGAATTGTATTATATTTGTATTGTAATTAAAACATAACAATATGGCAAATCTATTTAAAAAGGCAAAAGAAACCGGACCATCTGCTAAACCAACAAAGCAGAAGACCGAAGTAGTTATCAAAGACAAGGCATTCCATGCTACTATGCATCGACTAGCCGAGGTAAATCGTCAGAAAGACGAACTCGAAGCGGAAGCTACAATTTTAACTGGAGAGGTTAAAGAACGCAGTATATCTGAATTCGTTAAACTGTACAACACCACCGACAAATTCCCAGGTTCTTTTAATGTTATCGCCACTGGAGCAGTAGGCAAGGAAAATTCATCACTGATGATTATCCCAACTGACCGTTACTTAAAAGTGGACGAAGACCGTTACATTGAACTTATTGAAAAGTACGGAGTTGGAACTATCACTGAGGAAACCACTGTCTATACAATGGATGCCAAGCTGATTGAAAAGTACGGTGAAATAATCTCTAACCTCATCGAGAACTGTAAAAAAATTGAAGAAGAGGACAAAGAAGCTCTAATCGCTGCCACTACCTCTTATTCCATCAAAAAAGGCACTATCAATGACATCCCTTCTTTGATCAAAGAATTGGCCAAGAAAAAGAAAAAGGCCACTGTAACAAGTATGATCGAGGAAATCCGTCCGGTTTATCAAATCAAAAATGTCAAGAACGACGTTATCAAACCTGAAGTAAAAAAATAACTAACAAAAGCCTCTACGTTTTTATATGTAGAGGCTTTTGTTTATTTTTGTATAGTAATTAAAAATATATGAAACAAGAAGTTATATTAACAAAAGGTAGCCCGACTACTAAAGGACATTCAATTATCGTACTGACTTATAAGGAAGCTCCAGATACGATAATCATCAAGCAGTTGCAAGACAAGGAAATGCACCGGATTTGGATTGAACAGGATCAAATTGATCCATTAATTGATATATTGAAACGTTCTAAGAAAACACAGGAGGACATAGGAGAATGATAAACGCAAACGCAGAAATTGTCAAGAACGCAGAAGCCTTAGGTTTCAAGCATAAGTATCTGAAAGATACGCCTACACTTTCAGAAGTATCAGATTGGTTTCGTGAAACATACGACATCAATATACGGGTAGGATGCTCCTCTTTAACGGCATACTTTCCAGTAGTGGAACATTTAGAGGAAGACGGCACCACCCTTATGGGTAATAGATATGTAGGCATGGTGAAAACATATGATGCCGCATTAGAACAAGGTTTAACAGATGCATTAACTGAACTCGTAGAAGCTAAAGGACTTCTAGAAAAACTGCCATGATATACGCAAGAGAATGGAATTATATAGTAAGAGAGCCTGGATATATGGCTCCTCTATTTATAGAGAAACGAAAAGGACATGAACGGCCTTGGAAGTTCCAATCACCCAAAAAGAAAGTTAGGAAGTGATAATCATTGAGAAGTACAAGTCGAAGGCGTTTCGTGTCATACATTCCATCTACCCGGACACGCCGCATATTCAAAGTCAAGCTTCGCTTGTGCTTCTCAATAACTTTTATTTCGAACAAGACACCGACCATACAGATAACATGAAAAAACTCGACCTATATCTTGATCTTCGCCATTGGTGGCTTGGAAAATTCAAAAAGGGTAAATTACGCTGTCACTACTGCAATAAAGGCCCTCTAGAAGCAGGAGAAAGAGATATCAAGTTAGCATACGTTAACAATAAGAATCCACTTCTAGCCACTATTGATCACAAAATACCTGTGTCAGAAGGATGTGATCCGAACGATACAGATAATTGGCTACCAGCATGTAAAAAATGCAATGTAGAAAAAGCGAATCGAGATTACCGAGACTATATGAAGTCTAAAATCAAGCTTGGTTTCACGTTCAAAGAAGAAGATACTGAATGGCTCGTAGAATACAAATTTCCTGATAGCTGGGGTTGTGTAAATAAAAAGAATAAATTTCAAGCTTTCACCTCTGAACAGATCGTCGATATTAAACAGACAGAAAAATTAGAACTCAAAAAAAGATATAAGGCTTTTCCCCACTTATAGAAAATTGATTAAATTTGTATTGTAATTAAAATAAACAATACAATGAATACTCCTTCCTTTACACAAGAATTAACTCTAGAAGAGTTCCTTCACAAAACAACGCTCGATCTATATGATGGTGAAATAGTAGACCTCATCAAGAAAGATTTTTCACGATACACATTCTCTCAGTACGGCGCTTTTATAATGGCTAATCTGGAGCCGGTTTCTGTATTCTCATTTATAAGTGGAGATGATATCCAAGGTGGAACAATCTTATTGAAACACGGAATCGGTACAAATTACAGATCAGGTGAATTCATGTACATCGACGGTGACACACTCTATTCAGAAATACGAACTTTTTTAAATCTTTAATCATGGGAATAACAGAACTTGGCCCAAATGCAGACATTGTAGCAGTATACCTCTATGATGGTACTTTCACTAAACTTCCTATGGTTAACGCAAACTGGAAGTATACCAACACTCAACTCAGAAAGATCATTGGGGTTACGCATATTCATCGATTTGTTAATCACGATAAAGCTGATACCTACATCGCAAACCGCCTCAAAGCATTTAAAAAGGGAAAATCGTAATGGAAAAGATACAGACAAAAGGAAAGTTCTCTAAACTTTTAGGCCCTAAATTCACTTATGTTAGCAATGGCCACTTCGAATTTAATGGATATGTAGCCGATGCAATGGATAAAGTACATCTATGGGATAACATGATTGAGTCATACATTGCCACTTCAACAGACAATAATCAAGACGATATCAATTATTTCATCACGACTGGAAGCAATGCTAGCTATTTCAAAACAGATGGACAACGGTACTGTGTACATTTACATATTCAAAAGGGAAATGAATGTTACTTGGAAACATGCCTTTGTGCATGGTATGTTAAAGAAATACCAGCCTTAGTGGAACGATACAAAGCTCTAGTGGAAAAGTTCCTCGAAGAAGGAATTGATTTCAATGAAAAGATAAAAGACAAGCTTGAGAACTACCCATGGCAAACCTCGGTAGAAATTAATAGATTTAAAAAATAAACAACATGAACTTTCAAACTTGGTGGTCATTGAACAAATGTCTATACGAACCACAAAATATATCAAGAGAAATCGCATATACTATCTGGTCAGCGGCTGTAGACAATTACGTAATCATAGCAGAACAAGAAATTAGGAAGCGTTTTGGTAGATGATAGAATTGTATTATATTTGTATTGTAATTAAAAATAACACTTAAAAACTCAGAAATTATGTCTACAGGTAGAATCGATTTAAACGCAAATGGTATTGGTACAAAACAAACAGTTGCAAAAGGAGACATCCGAAAACAAGTAAAAGCTTTTATTAACTCAACTTGTTCAGTTGAACAAAAGAAAGCAAGTATCGCCGAATACTTACGTAAACAAAAAGCTATCACATTCTCAATCGTTGGAAATAATGTAACCATAAAAACCGGTGGAGAATACAGTACAACTTACAATTACGAAATAAAATAATGAGCCTGATTATTAAAGTGGCCACAAAGGTCTTCATATCCGATAAGGATATTGCAACTGAGTTATACGAAATATGTGACAGAGAACATTCATCTTGTAACAACTCATGCCCTGTATATGAACTAAATGGTTCATCCGCTCCAGATACAGCCAAAGACTTTAAAGTAAACAGAGGCTGCGATTGTTTCAAAAATGGTACTTCTATGTTAGACTTCATAAGAAAACACTCGTGAAAAAGTACATCTACGACACTTTCAGATACTTGTTTCCTCCTCGACCCGAATCCAAGACTCCACCAGAGACCCTTGATCGGTTCGAGGAAATGGGTATGGTAGGTCAAGCCAAGTTAAACGGCTCTTGTTCAGTACTATTCACGAACGGCAAACAAGTCTTCTTTTACAATAGACATAAGGAGCAGTTCAAAAATAAGCTTCTCATAGATAAAGAAGAGTTAGCACGGCTACATAGAGGAGAAGGCTGGATGGTTCTAACAGGCGAATACATGAATAAATCACAACGTGATATTAATAATAACCTATTTAACGGTAAATTCGTTATATGGGATATACTCGTATTCAATGGCTTACAACTTGTAGGAATGGATTTAGATACACGACTAAATCTTTTAGCCAACATGTATGATACCACATCTTATGATCCATATATTAGACGTATATCTGCTAACTGTTTCGTTGTAGAGACATTCCCTGATAACTTTAAAATATTATGGGAAAACATAGTCACAATAGAAATGTATGAAGGTTGGGTACTTAAACGACCAAATGCAAAACTAGAAGACGGAAACAGAGTCGCTAATAACGTCCACTGGCAACTTAAATGCCGAAAAGAAACAAAGAATTATGGATATTAGTACCAAAGACAAACAGAATTTCAAAAAGGCATTGGGAATAGTACTAGCATTACTATTATCTTTTGTCATAACGCTTTTAATTTTTTACCCATGATGCAACAATTATACGTACCCGAAATAGGTGATTCATTCAAACTCGCAGAAGATTGGTCATTTGAATTACACGACGAATACAGAAATGAAGACTTAGGCGTAGCTATGGGCTACCGTCTTGAAAGAGGTTTCATCTCATATCCCGACAAACAAGAAGTTCTAAATGGCTGGATATCCAATGAAGTACCGATCATGAGGCCGGTTGATTACATGATTGAGTACCCTCGTACTGATGATCCAAGGTTCAAGAAGACGGCCAATTTCCGATCATATGTGGATACGTTAGCATACAACCAAGCCTGTGAAGAAGCAAGACTGAACAACCCAGAGTATGTAAAATGGAATGCAGATAACATCGTCTATCGACATAATATCTATAACATTTTGAAGACAAGTTCGAAGCTTATCGTAACGCTACCAGCTGGAACTGTCTTATCTGTGGATCGAATCTACATTCGCAAAGGAAAAGGTGACTATTCAAGCATCACTTTTTATGCCAAGGGATTCAAAGAAATTACGAAGCGAGCTGATAGCATGAAGCCTGAAAAGATGAAGAAGCAGAAAGCTCTTCGATTCTGGGCTACGCTATCTGACTGTAATAAATTAAAATTCGATAGCGTTTTGGACATATAAGAAAATTGATTAAATTTGTATTGTAATCAAATAATAAACATCTTATGTCAGAACAACAAACAACACCAAAAACACCCATTCGCCCGATGTATAAGGGTTGTGGTAGACCAGTATTAGTAGTATGTGATGAACCATATTCACTTTTTGAAGACCGGAATTTAATGCTCGTGATTCCTATTGATTCACATTTTGGAGCTGCTACATATTTCTACGGCGAACCAAAAATAACTACCTCATGTGGTACTATCGAATATGATGCACATGAAATAGGAGCGGTATCTATTGTTAAATCATACCACGAATACTTTCAACAGGCATCTGATTCAGATATTGAAACAGCTTTACAATCCCCAAAATGCTCCGAATTCTTTATCAAAACGGTACGTGAAATCCTTGAAAATATCTAATGAACACTACTACATTTAAAAATAGAGTAAGCACAGCTCCGGTACTTCAATGTACCATAGCTGATGTCTTAGAACGAATTAAAAGCACTGAATGGCAAAAACGTATTGAAAAATGCCATACTGACCTGAAGGCGAAAGACTATCTGCCATGCTTTACACCTACAGGCACCTTTTCCCATAGATCAATTGCCGGCCTTGATGTTTACAATGGAGTCATCTGCTTGGATGTGGATAATATTGACAATGTAGAGGAAGTGAAAGACATAGCTAGAACTTTACCATTCGTATACGCTGCCTATATTACACCATCTGGTAGAGGTTTAAAAGTCATTGTTAAAACAAATGCAACCAGGGATTCATACACTATCGCAGAACGTATCATTGCTCGTAAATGGGAAATTGAAACAGGAGCACTTAGAGATAACCACTGCAAAGACATTGCTCGTATACAGTATATCTCATACGATCCAGACCTCATATTTAACCCTGAAGCTGAAGTTGTGGACATTTGGCCAAGTTACAGAGCATTGCTTACATTAAATGAATGGCGAATCAAAGATGCTACTGATCTGAAAGAGAGAAAGAAAGCGGAACTTGAAAGAGATCAATTACGCAAAGATGCAGGTGACGAAGGAAAGGTATACGAGTTGAAAATGCTAGAGGCCGATCTCGATAAGGTTGCTGAATTTGTGGAACAAAATATCGAAAAAAAGTAGGCTGCGTTTTCTAACACAACTTCTTTTGTTTACCTTTGTATTGGAACCAAATTTAAACTAACACGTTCCATAAAGGTTATGAAAAAAGATGACTATGACTTCTCTGGTTTACGCCCCCTTTCAGTTAGAAAAGACAATAAAGAGGACCCGAACTACTGCGAACCAGCATATGGCACGAAAAAACGAAATACTCAGATCGCAGCGAGTATACAAATTGAAGCATTAGAAGCTCGATACGCCAACTTAAAAAGTTTCATTTCAGACGAAGCTAAAGAACTACGCTATGAAATAAACAGATTGCAGGGGACACTACGATGAGAATTCTAAGGATATCCAGAATCGACGATCGTATATCACGTATACGTACAATATTCAAGTATGCTAATTATGTAGAATTGACACCTACTGAATACGCTGATCTTGATCATTCAAGTTACGACATATTTGAAGAACAATTAAGCGTAAGTTATAAGACAAGATTTACCCGTCAAGAATTATGGTTAGATCATGTTTCCAGAATGCAGAACATATTCTGTATAGACAGATACTTCATATTCTTCTACAATGCAACTGAGCAAAGAGCTTTAAATATGCTATCAAAAAAATTTGATAGCATTTTGGCATTGAAGAGAAATGTGTTATATTTGTATTGTAATTAAAACAATCAATATGGCAAAAAAGACAAAGGAACAAATTCAATTGGAAGCATTATATCTCCAAGCAAAAGAAGCATATTATGCTGGAGAAGAAATCATGTCAGATGCAGAATTTGATGAATTAGAGGAAACCCTAAGAGAAATGGGTTCTGAAGTAGTTGAAATTGTAGGTACTACCTCTGATAGGACACAGAAATACCCTCATTTAAGTATGATGTGTAGCCTAGCAAAACACCAAGCTACATTAGCTGGAGTACCACCACTAGAACAAATGAAAAAATGGTTCACTCAGTTTCCAGTTGATACTGAATTCGAAGGTTCACCTAAGTTCGATGGTAATGCAATTAACCATATCTACAAAACAGGTAGATACCTTCAAACTCTTTCAAGAGGAGATAAAGAATATGGTAAAGATTTGACCCCAAAATTCATCAATAAAGTTCCCAAGACTCTGAAAGGAATTACCGGAGACGTAGAAATACGATGCGAAGCTATCCTTTCAATTGCCAATTACCTTAAATATAAGGCAATACAGCCCGAAATTAAAAATTCCAGAAATTTTGTAGCTGGTATGTTAAACACAGACCAGATTACAGAAAGTACAAAGGATATAGAATTTTTACCGGTAGAAGTTCGGCTTCATGACGGTGATTACGATTTCCCAAAAGATACACAGACCTGGTTAACATCTCAAAATCTACCTGTACCCTTCACTATCAAGTTCAAAGCTATAGAATTTGAAAAAGTGTATTGGGAAATGAAAGCCCATCGTGAAAATGATTCGCTATATCAGCTAGATGGTTTCGTTGTTAAAGCACCGGAACATATGAGGAAAGAAATGGGGGATACAGGTCACCACCCAAATTGGGCCATCGCAATCAAGTTTCCACCTCAGGAAGCACGAACCACGGTAAAAGACTATCGATTCACAGTAGGAACCACAGGAGAAATTACGCCAATCATCCGCTTAAACCCAATCGACCTTGACGGGACAACGATTCAGAACACAGCAGGTTTTAACCTTGGCTATATTATCCGTGAAAAGCTTTATCCGGGTGCCGAAGTAACCATTGTTAAATCGGGAGATATTATTCCGATTATCGCAAAGGTCAATAAGCCCGGTAATGAAAAGTTATTTCACTACCCGCTAACATGTCCGGTATGTGGCACTCCTACTGTAGTCGATACGATTCACCTAATGTGTCCAAACGAGGAATGCGAAGGAAAAATGTTCAGACGCTTCAGAGGTGGAATTGGAACTATTAAACTCGCATATTTTGGTACTGAAACAGCACGAACCCTCTATAAAGCCGGATATACATCCATAGTGGACTTATTCGACAAAGAAAAGTTCAATAAGGAAAAGCTAATTGAAACCGGCGAATTCAAGGAAGGAAGAACCCTGGATGCATTGCTTGAAGAAATTGATAAGGTAACCATAATACCTTTCTTTAGAGTCATACTAGCTCTTGGCTTCGACGGCATCGGACATACTGCATCCAAACAGTTAGCTAGAAAAATAGCTGGTCAGACATTCTCATTCAGCGGCCTCGAAAAGAAAGCGGTAGATGGATTTGAAATAAATGATCCTAAATGGGTAAAAGTCTACAACTTTAAAAAGCTACTCGAAGATCGTGGTATTACAATCGAAAATGAAATAGATGTCCAAGGTGGTATCGGATATGAAATGACCGGTTCTCCATCATCTTCTGGTTTCAAAACGAAAGGTGACCTCGAAAAGTTCCTCGGTAAGCATGGATATTATCACTGTGGACTTAAAGAGGCAAAAATCCTCTTAACTGATTCACACTCTTCAAGCTCTGGTAAAATGTCACAAGCCACTCTAAGAGGAGTCAAGATTATGACATATACAGAACTATTCAGTGAACTGCCTCCAATAGACGAAAATACCGGAACGCAAAACCCGGATAAATCAGCTAGCCATAGTTTGTTTTAAGTAGCAAAAGGGTCTTCGAGATGAAGACCCTTTGCAGTGTGAATAGATGCGCATATATGGTGCCATTAACACAAACCTATTTTAAGAGAGGCTTAGCTACGTTTTCTTTAATGAGCTTTTTTAGTTATTTTTGTATTGTAATTTAAAACTAAAACATGATACGAACAGAAGAGATTATTCAACGTAAAGTTGTGTCGTTGTCAATGGATGAAAATGATTCATTCTTTAAGAAGCGAACCAGGTCTGAAAACATAGGAATGCATGTGTTAACATATAATACACCATGTATTCGATCATATGACGCCGCATTTTATTTTTCGAATCATTTAGTAGCATTTGGTTGCCAAAAAGCAACTGTTACTGATCTGCTTCGCATTAAGGAGTTCCTAACAAATACTGCCACTGAAGAACCAGCTTTGTTAAACCTTAAGACGAAACGTATCATTCGTGCCACTGTAATCGAAGAGTCTGAAAAATACTTCATAACTGCCAAAGGAGCATTTAGTAAAGAAGACTTTGAAAAAACAATGGCTCCTCCGGTGTTTAAGCATTTAAAGATCACAAAGGATCAGTTCTACTATAATAACCAATTTGTTGGTTTCATAGAGTCTGGAATTGCTCAGTATATCACATTAATTGACTATATTTTAGCCGTATTCGCAGAATACGACAATCTTAAAGCAAAGGAGGTAACCAAATGACAAAAATAGATCACCTACAGACTATCACACATCGTACGGTCTTATCATTTTCTGATAAAATCACTGAAACTGAACGTATTGAAATAGCACCTAATGTAGAATTTGTCTATCAAGTTCCACGTTTCCGCGAAAGCAAACGATTCTATTTCCGTAAAGATAATGCCAGATTCGACATACCAACTACTTCACTAGAAAAAGCTCTAGCTATTTTAAATGGCAAAGGTGAATATGTGACCAAGGGATTACGTATCATTAACGATGAACTAGCCAAAAAGAAAGGCCAACGTACAATTGAAGTAGAAATCGTGGATGAATCAGATAATTTCTTTATCAGTAAGACTGGTAGTACTTTTGCAAAAAAGGATTATGAAAAAGCTGAGTTTACGAGAAAGTCACAAGCTGCTAAGATATACACATCCGGTTATTATGCTCGTAATACTTGGTATATAGGAGACTACTCTACCGGTTATCCGAATAACGTTTCTGGTACTGAATCTGCAAGAGAAATGGTACAGTATATGCTCGATATAATCACCGAATATAAACGCTTAGTAAGTGAACACAAAGGTTGATACAATACTGGAATGCTTAGGTATTTGGCCATGGGAACAGGGGATTGCCCCTGTTCTTGTGACTGAACAGGGTTCTTGGTACTTAGATAAAATACTTTCAGATCATTGCACAAATACTTCTGGATTACAAAATATGCCAGCACTTAAGGCCCAAGTTTTTTACTTTAAGCCAGTTGAGGGTAAGGTAGAAACAGTAGTCGTAGGAATGCATCAGGAAGTCATCATTGCAGATCTTCCTTGGTCTTCTGTAGCAACTCGCATTATGGCAATACGTTTGAGCTATAAATTTATCAAAGAAGAGTTTCCTACTGATTGGAAACTGTTCGAGAAATCAGAATATACATTATGGGAAGAATGGAAACATGTCAAGCGAGGCATGATTAAGTCACGAAAATTCGGGTTTTAAATCATTTCGTCTTCATCAAAATCTAAGTCACCTATTACAAAATCTTTCAATATACGGTTAGCCCAGAGCACAAATCCTCCATAAGCTAGACCAATTGTAAGAAGAATGCCGAGTAGAATATAAGCTATCACCTTCATATTTTCAAATTTATTTTGGTTTATATATCATTTAAACCTTTTTCAAAGACGTAAACTCTGGTATTATGACAATAATAAGGCGATTAATGGTTTATATATGGCAACCTTGCAATTGCTGCTTGTACAAAATGCACAAGAACGCATGTGTATAGGCGTTTTACCATAATGAGTTTTTTGTTTATTTTTGTATCATAAAATAAATCAATTATGGCACATTACATTGCAGAAGAACATACCGTTAATACATATCGTATAGTGGAGGTAACAGAGGTCAAAGTAGACACAGGAATACACCTCGATAAAGTAGAAGTATCACGTGTATATGTAGGAGGTAAGGTGACAAAGAAAAATATAAGTAACGTAGCTAACGTTATTGCAAATTCGTTAAATACAATGGCTACGACAAGCATTATGTCCTGCTAAAGGACAGAAAGGAGTGGTATAGCTATACACTCTGGGGGTTTCGTCTATCGGTTAGGACGGCTAGTGCACGGCAAAGAGTAGTTCGATTCTGCTAACCCCACGATGGCTGATCACCGTCTGTTTTGATCAAAACAATCCCACACTGCCCTCCGATTGGCTATGCCATAATCGATTTGGTTCGTAATAATCGGACGGAGTGTGGCCGAGGTAAACTAATGGTAGACATGGCTTCAGCTGCTGTGTAAGTCCTTCTGACGAAGGAATGAGGAATCGTAACCCTCCCTCGGCACCAAGAGTTTCATAAGATTTTTGATTACACGGCTTCGGCCACCGGGTGGTTTCTCTGTGAAGAGGGGCCACTTTTTTATGTTTACTTTTTGCCAGTTGGAAGAATTGTATTATATTTGTATTGTAATTAAAAATAACTTTTATGATTATTGATGAAACCACCCGCAAAGTAATTGAGAACCTCCCTGAATATCAAGAGATTCTGAAGATGGGCTTTGAGAATATTAGAACGAATAGGCAAGCTGTAACGACATTTAAAATAAAGGCCTTAAAATCACGTCAGCGATACAATAATGATGATTATAAAGTGTCATATCAAATTTATCATGGCGGAAAAATAAATTGCGACAATAGACCATGCGTAAGTTTTATTCCTGACACTTTAGAAGGGTGGAAGAATGGGTTATTAAAGCTCCTTAAAAGGATAAAACAAAATGAAGAGGAGCAACGCCTTAGAGAATTAAATATTGACTCTGAATCTTTACTCCGTAAGGCAAAGCACACTGAATTAAAAAAATACAAAAAAGCTGGCTTCAATATAAGTTACATAAACTCTGACACTGAGGTTGGCATTTTATTAACATTGCCTCATTTTGTAATAATCGACTCGAAAAATGAACTATTTGACTTGAGTAACTTTTTCACAATGAGATTAATATGTACTCGAAATTCATGGGCACAGTTCAATGGTTATGGATATGCCAAAATGAATCAAAATGCTACAATAGGTGTTAAAGGGAATGCATTTTTATTTTACGAGGATAAGGCATTCATCGCTGAAACCCAAGAAGGATGGGATAAAGCTGCAGATCTGCTCTACAAGAAATGGAGAAGCGGCTACAATGAATTGAAGCGAAATGAATGTATAGTATTATTATCACATGAAGAGGTTCATACAAGACGGGGACAAATTTTAGGAAAAAAGTTCGGTTTTTAAGTAAAGCTTTTTACCATTTGTTAGAAATGTATTATATTTGTATTGTAATCAAATAATAAAAAAATGATAAGGAAAAAAATTGAACCGGAATATCCAAGTCTAGATCTGACTGGACCACAAGGCAATGCATTTGTATTACTTGGATATGCCAGCGACTTATCTAAACAACTCGGCCTCGACCACGACGCAATTCAAGCTGAATTAACCTCTGGAGATTACGAGAATCTTATAAGTGTATTTGAAAAATATTTCGGTGAACATGTAATTTTATACAGATAATTATGGACATTAATGGAGTAATAAAAACGAAACTATCGTGTAAAGAGATAGCTTTAATAGCAGTGGCATTAGGAAATTATCAAAATGATTGTCACGATGACGAAATGAAAGCCTCAGCCCGTAAATTGGTAGATCGATTAGGGTACGAAATGTATTCCTATCCTAAAAACGACTTCACGAAGCCAAGTTGGGATGAAATTTATAAAGAGTACGACATATTCTATGCCACGCTTAAGACTCAAAACGATCAACGAAATAAAAAGAATAGCTTCAAGTCTTGGTTAAAACAAAATTATTGACCAGACTTTTCCCCAGCTGATAGAATTGTATTATATTTGTATTGTAATTAAAACATAACAATAATATGACAGATCTTGAAATTATGGCACTTTTGGTATTCATTTACCTCGCCACAGCAGAAGTTAGAGTTGTAGAGGAAGCAGAATTTGAAATCCTCGACTAATGGAACTCAATATTTTCGAAGAGTTAATTTTTTCATTCTTAGTCGCTACACTTTTACTAGCACTAATGATATTTGTACCACTAATAAATGATCACAAAGATGGCAAAGCGACTACTGGAGACACATCCAACAACTCAGAAACTCAGACAGATTGAAGACCTGATGACTAAATTAGGCATAGAGCTTCAATTTGATTCGTACGGCAAAATTACTGTCCATGACAAGCAAGAAAAAATAGTATGTAAGATGCTAGAAATAGAAGGTGAGAACGTTACCGAATTTCCTTCTATGTTCGAAAATAAACTTATTATAGAGGAATAATTTTTTCGATACGTTTTACTAACCTATAGAATAGTATTATTTTTGTATAGTAAATCAAACCAAACATTATTTTTTAACGTAAAAAATAATTTGAAATACTTTTTACCATTCAGTCAAAAAGTATTATTTTTGTATAGTAAATCAAACTAAACATTTCTTTTACAAAACGAAAAAATAATTTGAAATACTTTTTACCATTCATTCAAAAAGTATTATTTTTGTATAGTAATTAATCAATAACAATTTTATAAACTTCCAAAAACTTAGAAATTATGTCAACAACAAACCCAATGTCAAAATTCAGTACAACTGAACTTAACAAAAAAATCGCTACTGGTAACTTATCTCCTGAAGATTTAGCCTCAGCCCAAGAAATCGTAGCATCTCGTAACGAAAAAACAGCTCCAAAGGCAAAAGTTGAAAAACCAAAAGCTGAAAAAGTGGCCAAACCAAAAGCTGAAAAAACAGAAGCACCTAAAACTGAAAAGGTAGCCAAGGAAAAAACTGAAAAACCAAAAGCTGAAAAAGTGGCCAAAGTAAAAGCTGAAAAAGTGGTAACACCAAAAGCTGAAAAACCTGCAAAGGTAAAACTTACTCCGAAAGTTATCGATGGTATCACACCGAACGCCACCAACCTTATGACTCCGGAAACCGCTCTTAAAGCTGACCAAATCGTATCATTCCTCCCAGCCCGAAATTCAAAATTCCGATCAGCCGGGGTTCAAGAAGGAAAACTCCTGAAAGTTTACGACAAAGATGAAAAAGGAGATGAATGGTTACGTATCGAAATCGAAGGTAACAAAAAGATTTTCAAATTGAAAAAAGCCATCCTAGCCCATAATTAATCCGGGTAAGGAAATATAAAAACTGCATCCTTAACAATTATAAGGATGCAGTTTCTTGTACATTTAAGACAAACATTGCGCACTATATGGGCACAAAGGCACAAAGCCTTATGCGTCTGCTAAGCCACATGAAACATATAATCAAGATTTTGCACAGAGGTCGAACGACACAGTTCAATTCAGACCGCATCAGACCGAAAATAGGGGACGTAATCTTGATCAATGCAGAATCGATCATTATTGCAGTAGTCACCTCAATAGTACGTTCCAGAAGAGCACGGATTTATAATTGTAAAAAACATCATGAATAAATAAATTGAGTAGCGTTTCCTACACTGTTAGAATTGTATTATATTTGTATTGTAATTAAAAACAACAATATAAAATTATACATTATGAGATCAGGACATATCGGAGACGTACAAGACAAAACTTTATCAGGATTTAAACATTCAGCACGTTCGGTAGACACAAATTCTGCCGTAGCACAATCCATAGCATCAGGAACCCGCCACCCTGAACTCTTTCAAAAAGAAGAAGCACCAGAATTTTCTTTCGCAAATGCAGCATGGTTCCGATCTTCTTTAGCCCCTAAACCTCTAATTGAGAAAAAGAAAGGGAAAAAGAAATGTTAAAGACACTTTTAAAACTACAAGGTGATGCCACTGTAATCAAGGCAGAAGCAGGAAATGTCGAAAATTGGAGATGGCATCACCTCGTAGAAGAAGTAACCGGTACTGTAGACGAATGCGAATCAGACATCTCCATTAAATTCAGAAATGGTGACGAAATAACTGAAAAGTACGAGTTCCAACAATTCACGAAGACTTTCGGTTCAAACGAGGAATGCATCACAGTTACAATAATGGGAAAACGTGAAGAAATTTTAACCAACGATTATTCTGAACTGTACCTCCCGAAAGGAAATGGATTCATCGAGTCCCTTGTAGATTTTTATATCGACCACACACTTAGATTACATAATTATTGATACGTTTTACACTTCGTTAGAATTGTATTATATTTGTATTGTAATCAAATAATAAAATCAAATGGACAAAATTATTTTCAAATCAGAAATTTCAGATGCAAGATGTAACCCCTGCATCCTCATATCAAACAGAAATTGGAGTATTTCCGGCTTCGAAAAGAACAACATTAACATCACCTTTCTATTAAGGTCACATCCTCAAATGAACCTCATTGAAGAAGATGACAAATTTGGTTATCCAGAAAGTTGGTTGATTCCAGTACACAGAGGTATGCCCGATCCAAACCACCTCGTAGTCTTTGATATTCATAATGGAGACCCTGAATCATTCTATGCCGTACTGGTTAATGCACCAGGAACTCGAATCGGATTCATAGAAGCTCAAGCATTAGCCCATGATTCAGGATATGAAGTTAAAGAAGCCGATATGGTTGGTATCTGGCCCATTTCTCTTCCTCCAGTAGGAGAAGAAAGCCCATTCTCTGTAACCGGGCCTAAAAAGTTCTTCCCCGATCTTTCCCTTGAAGAAACAGTGGCAATCTTCGAAGCTCATGTTAAAGACGCTAACCCGAAAGACGTTAGAGAAGACGGTTTCATTCACTCTTTTATTAACGCAAAGGGCATAAGCACCGATATTCTAGAAGAAGTCAAGGCACTCTACTTGGAAGCCGGTTGGAAAGACGTAATGATCGCTCCAGCCACAGACTCACCCGGTATGCTTTCAGTTCACTTTATAGCTAAATAAAAAACAATCTGTTAAAAAGAAGAAGGGACTCAGTTCTCTTCTTTTTTTTTGCTTACGTTTCCCAAACTGATAGAATTGTATTATATTTGTATTGTAATTAAAACATAACAATATGAAACGCTTCACTACTTATCAGAAAATTTGCCTCGTGGCACTTTCAATTATCTTAGGATTAGTATTCATCATCTTATTCCATTTATAATGAAAAAGTATATCCTCTTCGCCCTTATCCTTTTCACTCTCAGTTGTACATCAGAGACCACACAGTATATCAGTACAACGCCCGTAACCAAGATTTCCGCTAATTATGCGACATCTGGTGGATACGGCATTCATGTAAGCTCTTTAACAGAAACTGGAGTAGTCTGGTCTACACATCCACAACCCACTATTCGTGATACCAAAATTATGTCACTGAATCAAGAATTGTTTGAAAAGGCCAAAACTCCAATCACTTTTACTGCCAACTTAAGCGACCTCCAACCGAACACAAAATATTATATTCGTGCATATATCACAACTAAATACAGCACAGTATACGGAGACGAACTCGAATTTGTAACAACAAAATAATCAACTATGAAAAAGTTCCCAATTAGAAGATACACATACCCTATCCTAAGGGTCTATACGAAAGATGACAAATATGCTGGAGTTTTGAACAATGACGTTGAACTAACTTCTTTCCAAATAGACCTCCTTAAAGCGAACCTCACTCAGGAGTATTATATAATGCACGAAGACGATAAACTTACGTTCAATGAGAATGCCGAACTTTCACGGTGGCCAAAAGGAATGTATGACATGACACTTATTAACTATTCAGAATTGGTTAAACTACGCAAAGCACGAAGAGAACAAAATGACACTGATAACAATAAATAGAGATCAAACGCCGAATGGACTTCAGATAACATGTCAGAACCCTGAAGTTCTTGTCCTGATACGTAAACGATTAGATTATAGCCAAATAGCTACTATCTTAATCGAAACAGGACATATAACTAACCACATGTTAGTCGCATTTAACACTGGTCACGAATTTTTAGATATCGCAATAAAAGAAGTCGTTCCAGACGCTATAGTTACAAAATTGTAAACTTACGTTTCTCACTTCATTAGAATTGTATTATATTTGTATTGTAATCAAATTATAAATCAAATGAACACAACAAATAAAGTACACATCACGGTTCGATTCACGAATACAGGAGTATTCAGAGCCTTTATTCAGTACAGTGGTGATTTACCTTCGGGAGTCCCAGAAAAGACAGAAGTCACAGTCGGTGGCAAAGAATGGAAGGCTGGAAAATGTCTACCTTACCAACCAGAAATAATCGAGAAATGTAAAGCTCTAGCAGCTGACATTATGGCAAAAGCCAACCGCCTCGACTATAAAGAACTTGAAGATGTTAAAGCTGGTGATACAATTTATTGCCTACACTTCTTTGGTGATAAAGAACCTGTATCAGTTACTGAACGCGTCCAAGCGGTAACTCAAACCCCTAGAGATGGCATAGTTATTACATTCCCAATCACTAATATGGTCACGGGAAATGTAGAAATAAATAAAGGACAAACGTTCGGTTTCTGTTTAAATGGCAGAATCAGAGTATATGTTAATCAATCTGATCGCGAAAAGGACCTCTTAGACCTTCACAGAGAAAGAGAAGAAGGAGAACTAAAGTTCTTACGTAGACAATCCGCATACCAATCAAGATTTCCGTTCCACTTTCCTATTTCAAAATTTTAAACATGAAAAAGATACTGATCATCGGTGCAATAGCACTATTTTTAATGGCAGGCAATGCATATATGGGATTCACAATAGGCACGATCTACCAAGTTGACAAAGACTTTCGTAAAGTAGCTTCACCCCAAAATATCGATGAGTATAATGAGTACGTATGTCATGAACTCAATACTCTGAAACGACCGATTATTGTAGTAGGATATTCCGCTATGTACGACATAATCGTAAAGGATGGCAATGGCACTCTGCATTATTATTCACAAAGTGGCATTACGAACGCCTTACATAATACTTACGCCAAAGGAGATACTATCAATGGAAAGGGTACTAACATTGAATCACCCGATGTTCTCATAATGGATGCAGTAGTTGGAGACTATTCATATGAAGAACTTGCACGAAAAATAAAATTGTCAAAAAATTGATTAGCGTTTCCCATACTGATAGAATTGTATTATATTTGTATTGTAATTAAAATATCATACATTATGTCAGTATATAAAGAAGGATTCCATTGTAAAGCACTTTTAGAAAAAAGAGCAGTTAAAATCTTCGAGGATGCAGCAGATTTCGGAACTCCAGTTAAACAAGGAGACAATCTATGGAATGCAGCCCATCAATTAGTCACTTGGTATGGCGATCCAGAAACCAGAGTAGAGAATAGATATCCATCAGGATGCTCTGTTCACCAATCAGTTTTCCTCCAATCAGAAAACTCAGAACGCCCAGAGGCTTTTTATTACCTTATTTCTTACGTTTCTTGCACTTCAGGGAAATGCAAAGGATACGATGGATACGTTTACATTCTACCAATCACACCATCCACAAAATAAGACAAATTATGTTATTCACAATAGGAAACCTCTACTTTTTACCAGTCGATAAAACGTACGCTACTTTCGGTAAGGCTGTCGCTTCTCAGAAATACGTAGCATGCATGTTACATGGAGAAGTTCTTGTTCACAATATCCTCACAGAGGAAGAAATCATGACCACGTACCCTAACGCCAAAAAAGTTGCAAACCTCAAAGAGGCAGTAACTTTAGGATTCGACGGATTTTAGTTTATCAAGCTTTTCCCACTTTGATAGAATTGTATTATATTTGTATTGTAATTAATAAAACAATCAATATGGACAATAATACAAAATACGGAGTATACAAAAGTAAAGTACCAGCTACGAAACTAGCAATGGGAGTAATAAAAGGACGCATGGTTACAGTGGCAAAAGGAGTTCAAATAGAAGCCAGACCCGGTCAAACTGATCAAGAGACAATCGATCGCTACAATTCACGTAATCAACGCTAAGATGACAAAAACAGAACTTTGGGACTACATGACTCAAGAAGTAAGAGAATATATGGGAATGAGGTACTTCCAAACTACCCGTTGTCTACTTACAGCGGAACAGATCGATCATATTTGTGAAAGTGAATTAGCCGTATTAGAAAGTTACAAAAAGAAAGAAGAAATCTACGGCCAAGCACACCTTGAGAGTATGGGACTCAAACCTGGAGATAAAGTCACTATTCGATTACACGAATACCAGGATGATTCAATCCACTGCTTCCAAACCGCTCAAGAATGCGAATGCTACATCTTCGGAAGCTACGGACTTGATAATGACCTTCTCATACTCAGAAAGAAAGGTAAAAAGAAAGAGCTCAGATTTAACCAATTTATATCATGGGACTTAATACATGACGGCAAAGTCGTTTGGAGTCGCATAAATCCTCAAAATATCATCCCGGGCACTTACACTGATGAAGAACTTGCAAGGATAAGAATTCGACTCTCTGAACTGCAAAAATTATAGCTCCAGCGTTTTCAATATTGATAGAATTGTATTAAATTTGTATTGTAATTAAAAATAAAACTTATGAACAATATTCCCTCACAATTAGAAGTCGATAAACGACACATTAAAGAGCACTACAAACTTCTTATCAAGAACGCTCATAACCATCTATCGAATGATCCGATCTTTACTCATTCAGACATGGCCAATATGCTTTCAATTTGTACTGGAATTAACTCTTCCACGATCTTCAATGACATTGAGAACTACAAAGAAACAGTAGATGTCACAGTAATCGATCCTCGTCACGAACTTCTTCTGAAACAGAAAGCCAAACTGGAAAAGTCCCTCAAATTTTACGGTCATAAAATCTATTGTTCATCTGTTAAAAACAATGGCAGGGCCACAGAAGATTGTGATATCGCAATCGATATCAAAGTGGACAACGCTCCTACTTCCCTTCGCGAAATAACTAAATGTATCCTAGATGCTACTGATAGAGTGGAATCAGATGACCTTTGGATATTCCACGGAATCATCAATGACCCTTACGATAATGGCAACACAAGAATGTACCGCCTCAAATTTCTGATAGACTAATGACACTATTTGGAAGTGATTGGAAAGAAGAAGAGGATGACTACGATAACTTCTCTGTTAACATAGATAAGGAAGAAGAGGACTACGACAAGTCCTTTTCAACCAACATCGAAAAGGATGAAGAAGACGAAGACAGTTCGATAAAACATTTTCAAGATTAATCATCTTACGTTTCCCCACTTGATAGAATTGTATTATATTTGTATTGTAATTAAAAATTAAACAATATGAAACGTATCAAACAACTCATCAAAAAATCTTCTCCTTGGGAAATCACCCTCTTTTCATGCCTTGTATTCTATGTAGTAGGTCAAATCATCTGTTCTTAATATTATGGCAACCCCACATACATTCACACTCACAGACGACATCAGAAAACACATTCTTCTTACACTTTGTCAGATAGGTGGTATATCAGATGTTTCTTCAGATACTCAACGGAAGAATGGAACTATCTTCATTTTCGATACTGAATCAAAAGTCTACTACGGCATATATTCATCAGGATATGTACGTAGAATAGTTAAACACGTCGGCTGGAATCAGATGTATCAGATAAACCCAGTGATAAAAGTCAAACGCCCTGCTAATTATGGAAATGACCAGTTCATCAGCTATATGGTAGATCGCATCCTCTTCACTGACCCTATCGAAGCTCTACATTGCTGCATCAGAGGAATCGTAAATAGACGCAAAGAGTACTATCGTAATCATTAACAGCAAGGATAGACCAAGTTTAAGACGTTTCCTTCGAGTATTCGTCTTAAACTTGGAACCATCATTAATATAAACCATTATCATGGAACAGCCTATCACACTAGAAGAACTTCGTCAATATCTAATCGATCTCGCTAATGGATATTTGACTCCAGAATGTACTGAGAATTTCATCGAATGTGTACTTCGTTATAAAGACATCCTTCAAACCTACCGAGAAGTTGACATTTTCGTCCAAGGACTCTTTCAGGAATTTGAACTAATCGAACTAGATCCATCAGAAGAAGATGAATAACAAATAGACATATGAACCCATTCAAACTCTGGTTACTGTATTGCATTTACTGTTCAAAGAACAATATCGCAGCTCCCTCGTATGGAGATTTCATGAAAGGAAAGACTACTACGTTCATAGATTTCGGATTAAATATCTAATCCATTATCCAACGCCAATTCCTTCGAGTATTCGTCCTTAATCTTAAAGACTCCTAAATAGGTACTTATTACTAATCAAAATGCTACAGACATGAAACTTACATTCCCAAAAGTCGTCATTTCGTTCTACGTCTTATCAATCTGTTTCATTCTTGCACTTCTTTTTATCTAGCGTTTCCCACTATGATAGAAATGTGTTATATTTGTATTGTAATTAAAAATAAAACCACATGGAAGAAGATTGGATCGATAATAATACATCAATTTACGATTGTAAAACATGCAAAATAAGAAACTGTCAATTTTGCTCTAACAATATAATATGAGAGACATGGCTAACCCAACAACGAAAGCAGAATACCTTAAACATCGTACCTCTAGACTATCTCCGGATAAGCTGACTAAAGGGATGAAGGTGTTAGTTATCGTATGTTACAAAAGCAAGCATGATACTGAGAAAGTACATTACTTCTACAGTAAGCACTGTACGGTATCCACCCTTAAGACTCGGAAAAGTGGTCATACAGAGGTATGGCTTACAGATGACGATGAGAAGGAATGGAGAAGAATAAGCTCTATCATCCTCGATAAGCAGGACTTTTACCGTACATACGGAAGTGGAACTTCAGGAACCTCATTCTTGGTAATGGATAACACACCTGTAATACAGGAAGCAATCTAGGAGTAGATTGCTTGTGATTCATCCACCTACTGCTTGTACTTAGATGCGCACTATAGGTGCCCAACTTGAGGGGAACATAGTGGACAGCTTAGCAAGCAGTTAGGAGCAAGTAAGGTACAAGCAGCTGCAAAGCTTGTTCAAAAGGATCAGCTGCTTGTACAAAGGTGCGCATATAGGTGCCCAACTCGCAGAGAACATAGGGCGGGGCTAAGCTAGATTCTCCCTGGTTCGATCTGCATCAGATTCTTCAGTTCTTTCAGACTACCCAGATATCCTTCAGAGTACTCAGTATCACCTCAGATATTCCTCAGATAACCTCAGAGTACCCAGCTACTTCAACTACCACCATAGTAACGCAGCTATGCATAGATACCTTATCAAATCCAACAACTATGAAGCTTTTGAAGCATGTTGAGTTATACACAGATTTGATCAGAGTAATCAGTTTCTTTTGAGTATCTAATTGGTTATATTGTATTCTATCAATTATTAGTAATTGTATTCTATCAAAATGAAAATGTATGAATTATGTCTTAGGGTTCACTTTATTTCTAATAGGCTATTTCCTAATATGGAAAATTATGGACTATGTAACTAATGGTGAATTTACACACGGATATCCAGCTATAATGATCGGAATGCCTATTATGCTGATTTATTCTATGTTTTATATTGTTCTATTCTTAACGGAGTTCAAATGAAAATCAAATCGAAAAAAATTACTTTATTGGAACAGGAAGCAGTGCTCAGAATTGCTATGTCATTGGTGAAAGACTCTGTTCAAAATAAAGGACTTTGTTACTATCTCTATACTGCATTAGTCAGTTACTCAAATGCCACAGGTAACATTAAGCAACCGTGGAAAATAACGCATACTAGTTTGGGAGAGTTCATCCCTCAGTTCAATTTGAAGACAGCAAAGAAGTATGCGAAACAACATCACTATGAAATGCCATTAACTAGACTAGATGAATCTACATTCAGTTCAGGGTATTGGTGGCCAGTTGATGATAAGCTATCGAGACTAGCATACTTGCATCAAATGATGGTGAGAGTGACGATCCTTATTACTATTGGTGATTTATGGGAAAATGTGAAGTCAGATGTTAAAGAATCAATTACAAAACTAACGAAGTTGGTATGAAAATAAAATCGGAAAGAATTACACTACTGGAACAGAAAGGGATAGTTGAAAGTGTCATTAATTCACTGAAAACGTTAGATGATAAAGTAGGTCTTTGTAACTATACGTATAATGCATTAATTAAGCATTTTGAGGGAACTGAACGTGAAAGGGATTCGTGGAAAATATCGTACAATACCTTGGGAGAGTTCATTCCTCAGTTTGATTACAAGATTGCAAAGAAATATGCAAAGAAACATAAGTTTGAAGTTCCAGAACTGTGTAATGAAACTATGGGATATTGGTGGGACGTCAAAAATAAAGTTGCACGTATTGCATACTTTGAACAAATCTTAGTAAGAATTGAGGTTCTTATTGTATGGGAAGAAATGAAGACTAAGATTAAGAATCATTTAAAGGATGCTTACAATAAACTTATAAAGTATGTACAATGAAAGTGGATTAGTATTTAAAGAGATATCTTCAGAGAAATCTAGAACTTATCGATGGGCTAATGGAGCTACTGTAACAATAGACAAGCCAACACATTTGAACGTAAGTGATAGTGGAGGTCATAGAATATTAGACAGTAAAATGGTTAGCCACTATATCCCTAGTGGATGGATTCACTTATCATGGGAAGTATTTGAAGGAAAACCAAATTTTGTAAAGTAATATGATTAAACTGTGTAGAATTCAGATTGAGACAGTAGAAGTCTTTAATCCTATTGGAGAAACCGAGGGTTTCATAAATGAGATAGAGTTTCTCATTTTATTAGCTGATATCCGTGAGAAAAAAGAGACTGGATGGAAACTTAAATATGAAGATGAACTTATTGAAATACCGGTTGAAGGTAAAATTCCTAGGAGAGAATGTATTTTCCATCAATGGGATGATGCTATAGATCGGTTACTTGGAATCTAAAATAAAGAATATGAAAGTAACTATAAAGTCGGATAAGATCGGATTACTTGATCAGCTACTAGTTCTGAGGAGAGCTGATGAAATTATGAGGAAAGATGTTGATACATTACCAATGCCTCTTACTCATGGATTATGCTATTATGTAGCAGTAGCAATTAGAGAGCTTGGTTTTGTCGGACCTGATAATGTTGTTTTATCACACAGATATGTTCCTCAACTAAGATTTGAGGTTGCTAAAAAGTATTCTAGACGTTTTGGAATAAGTAAGCCAATAATGGCACACGATAGATACTGGTGGCCAAAAGATGATTTCATATCAAGAAAAGCTTTTCTATTCATGATGATGCATGAAATCGAGTGGACAATAAGAGTGGATGAGATTAAACAGAGATTTGCCGGATATTTGAGATCAATTAAAAACTATTTCAATGCTGAATAGAACACAAATTTATGTATCAGGATTTGCAGCAGCTGTTCTGATTACAAAATACTTAGACGATAAGTTACCTAAAAATAGAGATAAAGTTGTAGAGAATCCAATGCTCGGAGTATTTGGAATTGGCTTACTATGGCCATTAACATTACCTCTACTTATCGTTTTACTAATCGTATATTTTTTTAAATTTAGACGAAATGCAAATAGAATCAAAAAGACTGACACTGAAACAACAGATTCAAGTACTGGAAAGAGCGAAGATTGAACTATTCGAAGATGACTGTAGAAGAGGATTATGTTGGCAAATAAGCAAATCTTTAGCTCATTATAATCATTATTGTAAAGGATATAATGATTTAGAGCGTTGTATTCCTCTATTCACGTATGAGAATGCAAATTTCTACAGTAAAACTGATAAGCGAATAGAAAAACCTCGTGATACTAGTCATTGGTGGCCTTCTTATGACAGAAAAAGTAGAGAAGCTTTCTTAGATTGTATGATATGTGAAATTAAACAAGCAGATGATGGGCTAAAACCTCTACCCAGTGCAGCCGAGATGATTGACGAGAAGATGATGGAAATGAATCGTAAACTTGCTAAGTTCAGAGAAACTACCAATAACATAATTCTAATGGATCCGATCGATATGGGTCCAGTATCAACTGAAGATGAAATAAGAAATCTGCAAAGTATAGGACGTGTAGAACGTTCAGGTAATACACCTGAAATTATATCACTAGTAAAAGAGTATGCATGTGACAATTGTAGAAATTATCCATGCAGTATTGGTGACTGGGAAGAACGTATGGAGAAAAAAGAGGTAGGTAAATGTGGTGATCAAACAAAAGTTTTTTAATTTTCACAAAATATGTTATTATGAATAAAGGAGATAAGATAACGATTGCAGTAAAAACTGATTTCGGAGAACAGATAGTTAAATTCGAAGTTTTTGCGGTACTAGATAATGCACCGGGAGGAAGAATAGCATTTATTTCTCCTAACAATACAATAGTTGTTGGTGAAAAAATTAATAGATGTTGGAGATTGTCTGAACCTGTTAATCTTCCACACGTATACATAAATCCGGATAAAGTACATAGACATATCGAAAATAATGATTGTATTGTAGATGTACAGTAGAAAAATACTCAAATATAGCTTGAAATGGTCACTGATTTCCATCTTGATCATCTGTATAATAATCCTCTTGAATATCATTTTATGAACTATTGGACATACGAAGAGTCAAAAGCTCATATGGCAACCCATTATCCCAATATAAAGACAAAAGCCCAATTTGTGAAAAAAATGCAAGGTTGGGCAGTAGGTTTTCTACCACTAAGGCCTAACAAAACATATAAAGATTGTGGTTGGGTTTCTTGGAAAGATTTTTTAAATTCAAACTTTTAGATATGGTAAGAGATACTACAAAATATTTTAATTGGTGGTGGGGAACTTCTGCTAGAAGAATAGTAAAAGAAGCAAGAGATTTAACTGATAGTGAATTAAAAGTTTTGTACTATATGTATGATTGGACTATTAGTAAAGGACCTCAACATATTCAAAGAAGATGTTTAGAACGTGAAATACGAAAAAGAAAATTATGAAATTAACTAAAGAAATTACAGCTTGGTGGAATTCTTTAACACCCTGTGAAGCAGTATCGAACATGTCATTCATTTCTAAGATGGTTAAAGAATATAGTTTTCCAGGTGGTCCAGAAGTTGAAAAAACAGTTTCTATGACTACTATAGCAGTACAATCATTTATTCTTTTAAATCCAAAATTAAATTAGCATAATAGTATGTGTTTAAGAACCTCTCAAATTATTCCACGATTTGCATGGAAAGATATCGTAGTGTACAAAAATTGTGAAATCTATCTTAAGTATGAAGGTGATGAATTCAATCCCACAGTGATAGAATTGAAAGCTGCTGTGAGAAGAGGACATGTATACAATAAAAAAGAACGTTCCGGATTAGGAGTGAAAGTTGTTCAAAATTCATTATTTAATTATCGTGCTAATATCGAAGAAGGATTGCATGCTAATATAAACAACAAGTTTCGTAACAATACTGAATGGATTATACCAAGAGGTTCATGTTACTATAAGTCTGAGTCTGAGATAGTATCTACCAGATTGAACTTTTCAAGACTACTACCTTATAATCATAGTAATCTAAATGGTGAAGCAGGAGAATATCTATACATCTTAGATCCTGATCACCATGGATATTGGGGCAAATGGTCACATGAAAAACACTTCATCATACAATGGAAAGATAATACAACAACTTTAACTGAATGTTAATATGTGCTTAAAAACTACACACTTTTTCCCAAAAACTGCCAAGCAAGATATTTTAGTATATAAGCATTGCAGAATTATGGGTGTTTTCAATCAATCTACGCTTGAAAAGAAAAAATATTTTCTTGGATCAAACAGTTTAGGATATTATCGTAATGAATTTTACAATACTGTAGATACTACTATCTATCGTCATGATGAATACAATTCACGAAAAGAAGAATATTGTGCTATTCAATTACGAGGTTCTTTTCAATCTTCTTACTTGTATAGTAAAGAAGAAACTGCAACGTTTAAGAAAACTTTTAAATTGGATGGGTTCTTTTGGATGATAGATGATGGTCTTCATGCTAGAGTTTCCACTAAATTAAGGGGATCAATAAATACTATTTGGATAATACCAAAAGGTACAAAATACTATTTGGGTACACAGAATGATATTGTAGCAGAAAAGATGATATTTGAAAGTTTTTATGGACCGATGAAAACGAAGACAGAAAAAATGGAGAAGCTAATAAAGTGGAGAGATGAGTAGTTATACAAAATTCATAAAGAAATATTCCGATATATCTGAAAAGCAGATACAGATGTTAGTAAAATTGTACGATAAACTAACTGATATTGATTCACAACGTACAAAAGCGGTTAAATACTTGGTCATGTATGATGCATACATTCAGTTTGCATCAAATAATCCTTCTAGTAAAGCCACAAGAAGGAGAAATGCAGTTAGACATGAAGCTTACGTAGAATTCATAAACTTCAGAGATTTAGTTGATGCATATAATGATGCGTATTCTTCAATTATCAAATTGAACGATAGTAGAGATGATATTAAAGCTGAATTATTCGATATTTTCATAAAAGAATTTACTATGGATAGCATTCATATTGAACCAGCTGAAATAAAATTTATCATGGATCAATTTGGCTATAGATATGCTAGTGAACGAGATTGGACACAGAAGTTAGCTACATTATTTCCTCTATGGTCAAATGATGATTTCGTACATGCTTCTCATCGGATTGGACCATATCCTGTATTTTCAACTGAACATCAGTATCATTTTTCATCTAGTAGCAGCTCATACTTTAATATCGACAAAGACAGAAATAGAAAAATGTCTGTAGGTTGTTATCTGTATCGTAGTATATCAGACTGGAAATATGTCATAGAACCGATGATAATAGAAGAATCTAAATTAAAGCCAAAAAAGATTAGTACTACGATAAAAGAAAAAATTGTAGAACTTAAAGAAGTTGCACAGTTTAATCCAAATTGTGATAAAATAGAACAAGAACAAGAACAAGAAAACATTTTATAATATGTGCCTACAAACTACCCATTACTTTGCCAAAACTGCTAAGAAAGACATAGAAGTCTATAAAAAATGTTCTGTAGTATTAGTAGAAAAAGCTACTGAAACTAAAAATGAGAAAATTGCATTATACGGACATTTCTTTGAGAATCATTGGTATTCTTTGAGAGAAACAGCAACATTCAAGAAACGTAAAACTTCCCAACATTTTGTAGAATTAGGTTGGTTTTATAAACACTTCAGATGGGACATAGAAAATGGACTACATGCTAAACGTGAAAGCACTGGATTTTCGAATACTGTTTGGCGTATACCTAAAGGTGCTAAATATTATGTAGGTACAAATGGCGATATCGTTTCGGACGAATTAATATTTCTTAGATTTAAAAGCGTGCATGATTATCCAAAGTCTGATATTCTATGGTGTGCCGATAATTTTCTATTGTAGCATGCATTTGTTATATTTTATCTAATCATTAAAATAAAAAAATATGAGTTTACTTCTAGGTTTTACTTTATTTGGCAGTTCGTGGATTCTCGCATTGTCATTGTTAATCTTTATTATTCTCCTTTTCGTTTCAGATTTGTCTGACAGTGGATCATCTGCATTTGCAGTAACACTTGTCTTTCTTGCAGTGAATTACTTATGGGGAAATTTACCGGTATTGCATGTATTTACATGGAAAAATATTATCGGATACGTCCTAATCGGTTTCATCTTTTCATTAATCCGTACTTATTTTAAAGGAAAAGAATTAAGCACTACTGAAAAGAGTGATTTCGATCTTAGATTTGCAGTATTCAGATGGTGGTTTTTATGGCCAGTATCATGTTTAAATTGGGTATTTGGCAAATTATTCATGGATGCATATGAATTCATCTATGGTAAAATAGAGAACTTATTCGTAATGCTATTTAACGCCGGAAATAAAAAAGAAAAAGATGTCAAGTAAATTTATCTTTTTGCATACATCAAGAGGATCGAGAACGAGTGTTCGTACAGCTATTACTGCATACGATAAAGAAGATTTTTTGACTCTATTATCTGATCCCGATCAAGTTAAAGCACTTGGAGGTAGATGGAAATATTCAAAGTCTGGTGAATTAGCTGTTACTCTAACATCTATGACTCCAGTACAATATAAAGAATGTTTCGAAGATATCGTTATCAAAGATGAATCTCTATGTGTATTCAGCAAAGTTGTAGCTAAACGTTTTGCTACTGTAAAGAAATCCGGTACTGGCATAATAACGAAAAAACATTTGACAGTAGGACATGTTTATTTGTTGCAAAATAGACCGTATGTATATTATGGTAAAGTGAATATCAACTATAGTGTTACTGCCGTGAAACATTCTACAAATAAGTATGGATTTGAATATCAAGAAAAAGTTTTGGAATTTCACACGGTTCAAGGTTATCTTGCATTGCCGTATAGATTAAATTCTGAATTTTCAGCTGCTAGTAGTCTTTCTAATTTCTCCGTTATCACAAACTTTGGATTTCGCAACATTGAAAGCTATGTTACTGCTGAACCTCGTAGATTTAAACAAGGCCCAGCTAAAATAATTGATGTGCCACTAACGTTAAATTTACAAGGTACTGAAAAAACTACCGCTGATATAGAATTTTATTTATGAACGATGTAAGAGGAAAGTTAATTTCTAGATTACGTGACATGTATAATGCTAGGACACAAACAGAAAAAACATTTGTATGTAATCTGAGATTTTATACTGATCATGCTAAAATAACTGAATATGTAGATATACTGACAGAGTTCAGAGGACGTATACAAGAACTTGAATATGTTCTTACTATAGAAGAAGTTGAAGAAGTTAGGAAAGAGCTCGGCATAAGTAATAAATTAAACTAAAAAAGAGGAGAACTTTGATTCTCCTCTTTTATGTGTTTAAATGTAAATGTATCTGAACGATATCGATAGTATCAGTTTTGCATCTTCTATTTCAGGAATATCTGTGGTAGATCGTAACATTACAGGTTTGCCTATCAAATAAGAAGAGTTATCGAAGAAAGCACATTTATTAACTGTCTTATCATTGTTTAGAACATCTTCAAATCCACCTATTATATCATTTCCTACACATAGTGCAATATCGAAATTATTGTGTATCTTAGGAGTAGAGGATATAATAACTGAAGATATAATTTCTATTGCAGCATTTTCATCAACTTTGATTAGTGACAGTGGTATAGTTTTTAAGTGTGAAAATTCTTTTGAAGTCAAAGTGAACTTGAGGGTAGAAATCATAGAATCACCACCCATACCCATCATTATATCCCATGAGTCTGGAGATTTATCGGGTTCTTCGTCTGAATTGTCAGATATAGCTACCCATATAGCATTTTTATAACGTACTACTGAATATGCAGCATAATGTCTTTCATTTTCCCATGATCCTTCCCATACATATACTATTCCATCTACTCCTGGTACACCATCTTCACCATTTACTCCATCAATTCCACTAGTTCCTGAAATGCCTGAAGTTCCACTGGTTCCTGATTCACCTGATGTTCCACTAGTTCCTGTTTCACCAGAAGAACCCGAAGTTCCACTGGTTCCTGATTCACCTGATGTTCCACTAGATCCTGATGTACCACTGATGCCTGAAGTTCCAGATGTTCCATTAGCACCTAAAATGTTATGTTTCTTATAGAGAGATTCGTCAGAAAAGAGACCTGTAAAAGGATTCCAAATACGTAGATTAGATATCATACTACCCCAAGGCAGGAATTCTATGTATGCAAAAGGTGCAGTGTATAACAGTACTCCTTTATTATCGTAGAAATAATAGTTTGAACCAAAATATACTACAAAATGAGCTGTCACACTTACATTATAAGTCTGATTAGTCTTTATCATTTTCGGTGTAGCTACCAAAAGCTTATATTCGAAAGTGTCTGGATATTTCATATCCAAATGTCTGAGTTCTATTGTAGCTTCTTTGATGTCTATCTTTTCACCCAATGGCAACCAGAGAAAAGTTTCAAGGGGTAACTCTAATTCTTCCTGATCTAAGAAAAACTTAGCTTTCCCTTTATCTATGATGGCATTTTTTGCATCAAAAGAAACATCTAAATCTCCTGACAATGTTTCATTTACAGCTTTCAGTTTCTTAGTTACAATATAATCTTTCGATACTGGATCAATTATTCGTAGTGAGTAAGTTTTCAATTCATTCATGTTAATCAATAATTTCTTCTTTATGGCCTGGTATATGCATGACTATATATGTGTAATCTATAGATGCAGCTTTTTTAATTCTATTAGTATGTTTAGAGATATCGTGGATAAACCGCCAATCATGTCCATATGAAACATCATACGTTATTTTTCTACCTATATCTACTTTAAATATGATCTCTGAATGACCTATGTGATTTATTTCGAATTTTGTACTTCTTATAGAGTCTGTGGGCTTCATATATGTATTAAAATACACTAATTCATACTTACTATTTTCTATCTCATTCAAGTAATGTTCAAAATGATTAGGTAATATTATATCATCATTACCCAGAATCATAAAATATCTACCTTTTGCATTCACTAATGCAGACTGTATTATAGAAGTTCCATATCCGCCGACATTCTTATCGTTGTTGAATATATGCAGAGTATTATTTCGCTTCTTTGCTACTTCTTTATAGAATTCTGCTTCACCTGAATCTATAATAGTCTGAAAATGTGGACACCCATCTCCTACCACATAAATCTCACAATGTTCTGCTGTCTGAGATAAAATACAATTTATCATTCTTCTCGTTCTAGCTGGTCTACCAAAACACGGCATTACAACTGTCATACGATAATGTTCCATATTATATACTTTTAACTATCTATTTATAGTAGACTGATAAAAAAGTTCATACTTATTTATGCGTACCATGAGCAGCAAGAACCTTAATGATTATACACTAAAACCATTACAGATTTACAAAATTTATTACATATATGCAAAAAGGAAAAAAATTCTTATCCGATTTAAAACTATACTCTGATTATTTCAAGTGGAATGAGTCATTGGATAGATATGAAAATTGGGAAGAAGCATGTGAAAATATCATGCAATCACACATAGATAAGTATGGCGATAAAATTCTACCATATTCTGACATAGCATTAGCTTCTATGAAAGATAAATCTATCTTGGCATCACAACGAACATTGCAATATCGTGGTGAACAGTTGAACAAACACAATACACGTTTGTATAATTGTACATCTACTTATTTAGCAAGAAATAGAGCATTTCAGGAAATCTTCTATTTGATGCTATCGGGTTGTGGAGTAGGAGTAGGCGTACTAAAACCTTTCGTGGCAAATATTTCTAAGATACAGAAACGAACATTGGGAACAAAAACCTTTGTTATCCCCGATACAATAGAAGGCTGGGCTGATTCATTAGGGGTATTAATGTCATCTTACTTCGTAGACAAACAACCGTTTCCAGAATATGCTGGATATGAAATAAAGTTTGATTATTCACTTATCCGTGAAAAAGGATCTTTCATTAGTGGTGGTTTTAAAGCTCCAGGTTCACAAGGTTTAAGAAGTTCAATTAACAGAATAGAAGAACTTATTAACAAATGGATAAACACTGAAGGTGATACAGTACGTCCTATCTTAGGTTTTGACATTTTATGTCATATTTCTAATGCAGTATTGTCAGGAGGAGTAAGAAGATCAGCAATGAATCTAATTGTCGATCCTTATGATGACGAAATGATTAATGCTAAAATAGGTGACTGGTTTAGTGTCAATCCACATAGAGCAAGAAGTAACAACTCTGTAATATTACTTCGTACTAAAACATCATACGAACGATTTGCAGAAATCGTAAAGATGAATGATGGTAGATCTGATATCGGATTCGTATTTGCAAACTCATGGTTCGACATGTTCAATCCTTGTTTTGAAATTTCAAAAATTCCAATGCTTTGGAAAGGTGATTTTGAAAGTATTCAATATGAACAAATTGCACAATTTATATCGGACAATGAAAATCTTCTTGGTATACAAGGTTGTAATCTTACAGAAATTAATGCTGAATCATGTTCGACTAAGGATAAATTCTTAAAGGCATGTAAAAGTGCTTCAATTCAAGGTACATTCCAAGCTGGTTGGACTAATTTCCCATATCTAGGAAAAGTAACTGAGGAAATTTTCAAAAGAGAAGCATTACTTGGTGTATCAATTACTGGCTGGATGAATAACCCTAAACTTTTCAATGCAGCATTGTTAAAAGAAGGAGCAAACTTGGTTAAATCTATCAACAGAGAAGTAGCGGAATTAATCGGTATCAATCCAGCTGCAAGAACCACTTGTGTTAAACCTTCTGGTAATGCATCAGTTATCTTAGGAACAGCCTCAGGTATACACCCTGAACATAGTGAACGTTATTTCCGTATCATGCAACTTAGTAAAGAAACAGATACTGCAAAATGGCTTGAACAGAATATGGAGTTCTTATTGGAAGATTCTGTATTCTCTGAAACAAAGACTGACTATGTAGTATTTGTACCTATCGAAAACCCAAAGGATGGCTTATATAAGAAAGATTTAGGTGCTATCGAACACTTAGAAAAAATAAAACTTGTACAAGAGAATTGGGTAAATGAAGGAACAGACAGAGAACTTTCTGTATATCCTAATATAAGTCACAATGTAAGTTGTACAGTTATTGTTGGTGAAGAAGAAAAAGATGAAGTGATAGATTATATCTGGGAAAATAAGGATGTATTCAATGCAGTATCATTTATTTCTAAATTTGGAGATAAAGATTTCCACCAAGCTCCATTTACTTCTGTTTCTACTATGCAAGAAATTTTAGAAGATTACGGAAAAGGTGCAATGTTTGCTTCAGGAATGATTGTAGATGGCTTGCATTACTTTAAAGGAAACCTTTGGTCAGCTTGTGATAGTGTAATAGACAGATCGATCCCTATCTCAGGTACAAGAGAAGATGTACTTCTCAAACGTTACTGGATAGATAGAGCAAAACGTTATGCTAAAAATTATTTCAAAGGAGACATCAGAAAAACTGTCAACTGTCTAAAAGATGTACACTTGCTACACAAATGGGAAGTTATTAATAGACAGATGAAAGCTGTAGACTTCAATGAAATCTTAGATAGACCAGCATATAAAGATATTAATGATTTCGCAGCTCAGGCTTGTTCAGGTACTAGTTGTGAAATAACTAAAATCTAATCTTATGAGTGGAGGGGCATTTGATCATAAGCAGTATTATCTTGGATATATTGCTGATTCAATCGAACAGGAAATAGTAAATAGCGGAAAGCCAAGGGATCATAGAGAATCCTGGGAGGATGCTAACTTTTATGAATATCCCGAAGAGGTAATATCTAAATTTAAAGACGCAGTACAGGCTATTCGTATAGCACAAGTCTATGCTAACCGAGTAGATTGGCTAATAAGTGGAGATGACGGAATTGAATCATTCCTACAGAGACTAAATGATGATTTAGAAAAGCTCTAATAGTTTATGGCAGAATTAAAATGTGTTATATTAAAACAAAAAAAAATGACACGTATTAATTCTGCCATTAATGTTAGAAATCTGACAGATGAACATTTGTTAGCTGAACATAGAGAAATCAAAAGACTACCTTCAGTATACAAGAAAAGGATAGACAAGGGTAAAGATTTTTCAGATTCACCAGATAAATTTACACTTGGATCGGGTCATGTAATTTTCTTTGCAAATAAGGGTAAGTTTACTCTAGACAGGTATTTTGAACTATATGATGAGTGCATAAGACGTGGATTCAAAGTAGAGAATTATAAAAAGAATTGGACAGTGTATAATGTTTTTAATGACTATACATCTACTGATATTGAACGCGAAATGTTAGTCTCTCGGATAACGGATAGATTAATAAATACCACTAAAGCTAATTGGCATTATTATGGCAAGATCATGACTAAACAAGATGCTATAAAAATGCTAGAAATTTTCTAAGACAGAACAATATGTTATATTGATATATAAACAACAAATAATTTTTTATTATGCTATAGATTAAAGAACCGAAACTAGTCATTATTACAAGATCTGATATCCACCCTGGATATCAAGTTGTACAATCCGCTCACTCAATAGCTGATTTTGCACATATTTACCCTGATAGATTTTCCTCTTGGAAAGAGGAATCGAATTCCATTATCTGTCTATCAGTTCCTACAGAATTACATTTAGATTTTTATTACGATAAATACAAGGATGTCACTGAAGTGTCAAAGTTCTACGAACCAGACATTGATCAGTGTACATCCTTATGTCTATATGCAAATTCCCCCATAAGAAAAGAACTATCTAATTTACCCCTAATTTTAAAAAAATAAAAAAACAACATGAAAACAACAGAAGAAATCAAATTGGACATTATCAAGTACATCGAAGAAACATCAAAACACATTTTTGAGTATTCCATTCGTAGTGGATATAAAGGCGTATATAGTGATCAGAAATCATTTTTCGTAGTAAAATTATCTGAGGATAAAGAGAATATTTTCGTATTACATAAAAATAATGTAACTTCTATTAATATCAATAGAGAAATTTCGTATCATGGACAAAATACTAAGAATGTTATATCTCACAAATTATTTCTTGTCACTACATATTGTGCAAAGCGTATGGTTGCAATAAAACATACTAATCAAAATACTGATGCCATAAATGAAATATTTAAAGCTTATTTAGATGATCTAGTTAAGAAAATAGAAACTGAAAAAAATGATTCTATTCGTAGAGCAAAAGAAGCTGAAGAAAGAGCAAAACTTGCGGCAGAACAACGTTACAAACAAGAATATGAATTGTATCTATCTTTAAAAGCTAAATTTGATCCAGAATTTGACGTTACTAGATATTAAAAAGAAAAAAGAAAAGGGGTCTTCGGATCCCTTTTTCTAGAATATAGAATTTGTTATATTTTTGTATCATAATTAATCAATCATGGTCTTCGAACATAATGCCCGGTGGACTAGGCGTCAGATTCTAACCCTGATATGTAAGAGGTTCGAATCCTCCGGAGACCACAAAATAAAACAATATGAGTTGGAATGAATTTGTAATAGGAAAAGGTGAAAAAAGATGTTCAGCTGTAAGAGTATTTGACATACTCGGTGATCATTCAATATCACAGAATGATATTTCATATTGGGTAAGTAATTGTATTCTTGGAATTTCTGGTAAGATATACAAAGATACTATACCCGGTAAAAAAATTACTGCTATGATCAAAGCAAAGGTTCCAATCGAGGGTATTCAAAAATATATCGATCAGCAAGCATTAAAATATACTAAGATAGATTGCATCTATAACTCTATCGAAAGACTCAGGAATGATGCATATAGATTAGGTAAAGACATGAAATCTGCTGAGATAAGAGATGCACTAGGAATTTAATTGAAACATTAACATTATATGTTTTACTGCAGATACCTTTTAGGTTATATTCAAATATATGGAAAGAATAATTAAAGAGATAAGGTACATATCGAAATATGAAAATAAATCGTTACCTGTAAAAATTGTAAAATTCAACGAAGAATTTGGTGAATTTTGTACTGAAGTTATAAAATATTTGGGATTTAGTTATAAACCGTACGATAGAGCACATCTAATCGAAGAAGCAGCTGATTCATTACAGGTTTTATTGTCTATATTTGTTCAGCTAGAAAATGAAGCAGACATAAAAGTAGATGAAATACTTTCTACTATTCCAGAAAAGAATAAGAAGTGGCTGGAGAAAATATCTTCTTATACTCAAACAATTGAACTACCAGATCAATCTATATCAACTTTAATTCCAAGACCACTTTTAAAAGTTGAACAATTCGAAGAAGAAATACGATTAACCACCTTCGTTAATACTTCTAATGTTGATATTGTATCAATATCCTCTTCAAATCAAATTTACACTTTGTTTTATTATGATAAGTAATGCAATAAAAAGAGCATATGCCCAATTGCAAGAAAAAAGATATACACGTATATTTTGGTGTATAGATTTACACGGTACTTGCATAAAAAGTAATTATCAATCTGGTGATTACGAGTGGATAAACCCTCAGGCAAGAGAAGTTATAAAATTAATACGATCTTATCCAGAATCTAAAATAATTTTATGGTCTTCATGCTATCCTGAAGAAAAGCCCAATATTTTAAATTTTTTCAAGAAACAATATATCGACATTGATTCATTCAATGAAAACCCAGGGATTTTAAACACGAAGACTGGATATTTTGAAGAAAAGTTTTATGTAAGTGTCATAGTAGATGACAAAGCTGGATTTGAACATGAAACAGATTGGATCGAAATTCGTGAAACATTAAAACAATTGCATAAATGAGTAATTTAAGTGATAGTACATACTTCGTTCTACGCTGTATAGATGAACAAATAGATCCTCTATCAGATTTCTTAGACGCTGAAGTGGAGCTTAGAGTTAATGTAGACGTTACTATTGGTAAGCCATTAGTGATCAATCTACTAAAAGAACGTTCAGGATTTTATATTGAAAGTATTCATTATAACAATGAAACTAACACATCGATAGGACGGATAGTATATCCGAACACAGATTCATATCTCGTTAAGTTTGAGTGGCAACAAAGCTATGAACATGAACATGTTGAATATGAAGTAAAAACTATTGAGTTCTTACAAATTGTTACTACTAATGTCGTAATAATTCCTGTTGAGTTGATTAAAAAACTTTCAAATAATTTTGATCTAGGAAAGGAACTGAGATCATTATGTTGAGAATTTACATCGATATGGATCATACGTTCTTCGATATGGCAAAAGGAGCAGCTGCATGGCGTGAATTTGCTATAACTGACGTTGAGCAAACATGGCCTTGGTCAATGACTGGTCTGTTCAAATATTTACCACCTATTGAAGGTGCAATGGAATTCTTTAAACAATTTGAAGATAGATGTGAACTTTGGTTCCTGACCAGGCCTTCTATTAACAATATTGCTTGTTATACTGAAAAGGCCGAAAGTATTCAACGACATTTTGGTACCAAAATGTTAGAACGATTAATATTATGTCCTCAAAAAGATTTGCTCATAGGAGATATACTTATTGATGACTCCGGTAAATACGGCCAGGAAACTTTCAAAGGCCAATGGTGGCAATTCGGAGAAAAAGACAATGAAAATTGGAAAGTAATAACTGACAAATTAGAAAAAATATTAGCAAATGAAAGTATCGTTTGATTTCGATTCCACACTGACTTTAGAATGTGTACAAAAATTAGCATCTAAACTTATATATGCTGGACATGATGTACATATTGTCACTGGTAGATTCGAATTTGCCGATAATAGTGGCAATAAAGTAAGTAATACTGAAGTATTCAATGTTGCCGAAGAATTAAAAATTCCCATCGAGAATATTCATTTCTGTAATATGAAAAACAAGTCTGAATTTTTTTAAAGAGAATCCAGACTTTATATGGCACTTAGATGATGACGATATAGAATTAGAATCCATAAGAGCTGAAACTAACGTGTTTCCAATTTTACGCAATATTGAAAACAATTGGAAACATCAATGTTATGATACTTTACGTATAATAGCATGTAGAAAAAGTGAATGGATAACAGAATTGGAAGCATTTCTGCCAAGATATTAACAATAAAAATTAAACAAACAGTTATATGAGAAAAATTAATGTGTACTCAGATTCGTTATTAGAGTTATTTTCAAAAGATTTCTGGCAAGATTGCCAAAAATTTATCAGAGCGATGGATGTGAAGATGGAGCATGTGGGAGTACCATTCATGATCAAAACTACCGAGTATAAATTACAAGGTAAAGTCAACGATAAAGAATTAAGTTGCTGGAAATCGGATGATCATACTCTTTGGGCAATTGAATATCGTACAGTTCAAGATGCTTTATTATCTAAGAAACGTACAGTATATCTTTCAGAACGGCAACTGAACAAACTCGATAAGGAGAAAAGTAAAGAAAAAGTGGAAGAAGCTGAAATTGAAATTGAGATTGATGAAGAAATGGAAATTCCATCTAACGATTACGAAACCCCTGAAATTGAAGAAGAAAATGACGAACAATCAATCTAATACAGTAAGTGATTTTAGCATGCTACAAGTTTTAGGACCGGATGCTATAGCAGAATTAGTCACAGAATATGATCAACTATATGATCAACTTATTAAAATTCCCATTGATTATTGGTCAAATCCGGACATGAAATCTATGATGGAAAGAACTAAACATATTTCATTACTGGAAGATATGATAGAGATATATGAATATGTTTTACAAGAGGAAAAAAGGGAAATAGTTACCGTGTGGTATAAATTACTTAAAAGGTCGAATGATTAATCCATCTGTTTGGTACGTAATTCTTATTCTTACATGCTTCAGTCGTTGGTATAGATTAACTATCAAGGGTGAACGGTATGTTAGGCAATTCGAATTTATAAAATTCCTATTAACTGGAATTTCCACAGCTTTTTTCTATTTCATAACTTGGGGCATTCTAACATTAATTAAGCATATTGTATAATGGAATTATTTTTACCGATATTATCTGAGGAATTTGAAACTCGACTAACTAAATTAGCATCAAAGATTGTTAATGATTCAATAGAATTAGAACCAGAATTTAATGCCATTATCCGTGATAATATAGATGATTTATTATGGAAAGAAAATTAAAAAAATATCATCCACATTTTTCTAATCGATATTATTGTATTATTTTTGTATCATAAATCAATCAAAAATTAATAAAATTATGTTAGACATTACAAAAACTTACTTTGAAGAAATTCGTCACAACAAGGGATTAACTAAAGAAGAAACTCATGCAATTGCATTAGAAGCTTTAACTGGTAACACAGCAGCTAAAGAAAAGTTATTCAAAAATCATCTTTTATTAGTAGTAAGTATAGCAAGAGGATTCATCGGAAAAGGTGTCGAATTTCATGATTTGTTAGGTGAAGGTAATGCCGGTTTAATTACTGCCTTAGAAAAATGGCAACCAGAAAAAGGTGCATCTTTTACTACATGTGCATCTTGGTATATTAAACAATCCATCATACGTAACTGTATGCATAATAACCGGGTTGTTAGATTACCTGAACATATTTCTGAACTTATGAAAGACGGTAGAATTGACTACACATATTCTGAAGTTCAAATAGACCGACCAAACGAAGATGGTAACACATTAGCTGATACTATTCAAGATAAAGATCAGAAACTCGATATCTTTCGTAGAGAAGAAGATGAATTAACTTGTAGAAAAGTTAATACATTTCTCGATGAACTAAAACCGAAAGAACGTGAAGTTGTAGAAATGGCATATGGCCTGAACGGTAAGGAAGAAATGGACGTTAAAGAAATAGCAGAACATTTTTCCCTCACTACTACAAGAATTAATCAAATATTAAGATCATCTCTAAAGAAGATGCAAGAAAAAAAATGATCACATCATGAAATTAAATCTTGTTATAGACGCAAGTGGCATATTTTATAGAACTTTATTTACGATTGGTAATTACGGTGTAAAAAAAGGACAACTTCTCTTGGAATCTGATGATTCCAAGGGAGTTTTTATTAGAAAGCTTGCTACTGATTTTGCTGCATTAGTCAAATCAATAGAAAATGTAAATAGAGTTATAGTGTGCTTAGACTCTAACTCATGGAGGAAAAAGATTCCGATAGACGGAGGAGGATATAAAAGTAACCGGGCCCATGATGAAGAAAAACCTACAATAGATTGGACTTCATTCTATGAATTAACGAACGAGTTTGGTGAAATTTTACAATCTAAAGGATATATAATATCAAAGGTTAAAGATGCAGAAGCTGATGATCTTTTGTTTTTATGGTCAAGAAGACTTAATGACATAGGAGAATCTGTAATGCTTGTTACAGGTGACCGAGATTTACACCAGTGTATTCAGACTCATAAAAACGGATCGTTTACTATCGTTTTAGATCCAGTATCAAATAGAAGAAGAATCATATTAACACAAGAAACTTATGATTCTAGACTTGTAAATGATGTTGAAAATGATACTACCGGTGACGATTTGTTCAATTTATTTAATCCAGAAAGTTGGGCAGGAACAAGCAACATTTTAGACATATTGCTTAGTCACAATGATCATCAGATTACTGATCCTGATAGAGTAGCAACACGTAAAGTTATCTTAGGAGACGGTGGTGATGCAGTACCAGGAGTAATCACATGGATAGATAAAAAAGACGTTACAAAAACACGTGGAATGACTGATTCCAAATTAGATAAGGCATTAGCTACTTTATCTCCTGTTACTTGGCAGAATCTTCAATCTGGAGAAATGACAGAATTTTTTGTAGATGCAGTGAATACTGTATATAAATCTAACGGAATTGTCTATAAGAAAGACGATATTCAAAAACTTATACACAGAAACATTACACTCGTTATACTTAATTTCGACGTTATCCCGAAAGAAATACAAAATGCATTCATACTTATATCGAATGAAATAACATCTTCTCCTATTAATATGGCAAGAGAGCAAATCTTAGAAGGAACACATTGGTGGACTGATAAGAAAAGCTTTGTACCTCAGGGATATGGTGGATCATTTGTTGGAGCAGAAGATAATGTTGGAGTATTAGGCAAGCCAGTAACATCTGGCATAAAACTTGGTACATCTAAAGGAGCAAACTCGGGTTCTTCAGCTCTATTTTAAAATAACAATATGTAATGAATATCGATCAGCTCACGAAATTTAAAGAATATGATAAGCTTCTAGCTTTAGGATTAGTTTACGCTTCTACTAAAAGACAGGAGAAAAATGGTACTATAACATTTAAGTTTCATGAAGATGTAATTATATCGCCTCATGGAGATATTCCAAAAGATATCGCATTTAAAATCATGATATATCATAAAAATGATGAAGTAAAAGAACCAGTAAAATATACTATCTGGACTGGAGATCGTCAATATGTAGGTGTAGTAGATGAAGATGGTGATGCTTCGATCATAAAATGCATAAATAAAGTTATTAAACGAGCTAACCAAGAGCTAAAAGGGTGGGAAAAAATAGGCTCTAAGATTTTTAAGACAGCTGAGGAACGTCAGGCGCATAGAGGATTAATAATGAGCAGAAAGTTTGGATTCTAATGTTAAAACAAGATCGTGCAAGTAAAGATGTAATAAATAAAGACTGGTCATTAAGAGAATGGCATACTCCAAGATTAAATGACATTTTACTAGATGATGATCAAAATCTTTGTATTGTTACAAGAGTAGAAGGAACCTACAAAAAGAAGATTTGGGTAGAAGACATAAATGGAAATACACTATATGAAAACGTATCAGCTGATACGTTTTCATTAGCTTCATTCGAACAGACTTATGATTTCTATATTCCGTATAGAAAAAATAAAGGCTGGGAAAACGGTAAAGTATTTACAGTAAAAGATAAAGATTACCCATTGATACTACAGGGTATGGAATATGACAGATTACGTCATAAAATGCTATATGTCTTTTTAGACATCAATACGCCTGAACGTAAATTTTTTAAAACGCAAAAAGAAGACTTGATAGAGTTTATACCTGACTATATGTATGAGCTTGCTAAATCTTCTTTCATATCTGACGACACATCGAGTCTTCGTTATAAATTACAAATTAGTATCGAAGATAAAGGTGAGGAATTTCATGAAGATGGGTGGTCAGTAAGTGGAGGAGCATTAGAATTTGGTGAAATAGAAATAGCTCTATCTGAGATAGAAAAATTGAAGAATAGAAAACGTATACGTAGGATAGCAAGTGTATTGTCAAAATGCGATAAGCGAACGATATCTGAAATATCGTTAAATGATGACGGTGAACCGTACATATCAGCTTATACTAAAAATTCTGGTCAACCTGGTCTATTTAATTCTAGAATAGCTGCAGCAATAGCTATTTCTATTCTCGGAAGCGATATTTTAAAAAATGCTCTGTCGTATGATCTAGATACATATCTGATATGATTTTAGCATAAAATAAGTATATAAACACATATATGGGATGTAATTGCAATAACTCTGAATCATTCACCTTCAATAGTGATAATAATGATATAAAAATTATATCTTCAGGTATTCATTCTATCCGCGTTGAGAATGACATAGTTCATACACCGCTAGTAATAGCAGAAATACAAAATGAACGTTTAGAATTATGCAGAACATGTTCATTTTGTAAAATAGTATTGAATAAAGAAAAATGCACTTATGGTAGCGGAGGGTTCTTACATGCTAAAACATCACTTACTGATCAACAATGTCCGAATACTGAAAATAAATTATGGTAAAATGAGCTTTAATAAACGCTATATAAATGCAGAAATACTTAAATCTGCTTATGAATCAAATGGAGTAGACGGGTTGAACAATTTATTAAGGGCCGATGCACTTTTATTTGAAGATTCATTTGCATGGGATTTTAAGAAACTATATGATGAATACTTTATAAGTAAAGACGACACAGAATTAAAAAAATTTTTCCATGTTTATTGAATCATTAGCAATGCTTACACTTTTTCACTCAGAGTGTACAGATAAGAAGATAGTTATCCACTCGGATAAATTTATGAGTGATGCCAAGCGAGTAATAGATAATGAAATAGAAATTTTGCAACAAGATGGTAAATTCATCTTAGCAAATCCAGGGCCTCATAGATTTGGCATTGGTGATAAAGAATTGTGTCTATTTCCGCCTGAACTAACTGGAGAAAGTAAATGGGCTGCAATAATAATAGATAGCGAAGGGAACAGATCTAATCACATGTTTTCTACTATATTCGGCCTTGTCGAAATTATGATGCAAATATTCAACACACCTGATTCTCCACCACCAAGTAACACAGAGAAATAATTGAGCTGTACTTAACAGTGCCGATATATAAAACAAAACCAATTTATTTATGAATGAAGGAAGTCTTGTTATTCATCGCTCAGGCGGTCCGATTATGACACTAGATCATATCCTAGATGGGTATGCTTATTGTGTATGGTTCGTAGAGCAAACATTACATACAGATAAATTTTTACTTGAAGATTTAATCGTTGAAAATCTAGAAGGTTTTGATTTATCGTATCAATAAACAAAAAATAAACACTAAACTTTCTTTTATTTTTATCTAATAAAAGAAAACTCTAAATATTTTTTAAATGAGCAACAATAGATTACTTACAGAAATTTTACGCCCTAAACAAATTGAACAACTCATCTTACCTAAACGTATCCGCGATATTATAGGAAGTGGTGAACTTAAACAAAATTATCTTTTTCACGGTGGACCGGGTCAAGGAAAAACGAGTACAGCTAAGATATTAGCAAGTAAACATCCACATAAATACATTAACTGTTCAGATGAAACATCTGTGGATGTAGTAAGAGAAACTATAAATAAATTCTGTTCGACTATATCTGTAATGGATGGAGAAGAAGCATTTAAAGTTATCATTCTAGATGAAATTGAAGGGGTATCTGATCAGTTCTTCAAAGCATTACGTGGTACAATTGAGAAATTTGCGGAACAAGCAAGATTTGTTGCTACTACTAACTATATAAATAAAATTCCAGAAGCTATTCTTTCTAGATTTACTTCTGTCAATTTTGATTATGTAGATGCAGAAGAAGAACAAGAAGTATTCGTTCAGATAAAAGCTAGAGCTACTACAGTATTAACCAAATTAAAAATTGAATCTGAGGAAGGAGCAGTACATGAATTAGTAAAACGTAGTTTTCCTGACATGCGAAAATTGTTCAATAAAATTCAAACGATTCAAATTTCCGGTGTCAAGAAACTTACACAGGAAGCAATCTTAAAGACTGAATGGTCATTCGAAGATGTATTCAATCTATGTGCATCTACACCCGATCCTTATAACAATTACATCTTTCTAATTGGACAATATTCTTCAAGAGTAGAAGATGTACTAGGAGCATTAGGAGAAGAATTACCGAAATGGATATTTGAAAAGTATCCGCATAAAACAAATACGATTCCACAAATAATCTACGAAATTGCAGCTCATCAAGCACAGCGTATACAAGTAATTGATCCTACTATTTCGATGTTATCGTGTATATTCAAAATACAATCTATTTTATCAGTTAAATGACAACTGTTGTCAACTTAAGATATGACGCTTATGATATCTACATCGGTAGAGGATCAAAATGGGGAAATCCTTATTCACATAAAGATCATACCCTAGCTGCATATAAAGTTAAGACACGAACAGAAGCTATATCTAAATACGAGGATTACATTTTACATAACCAAGAGCTTTTATCTTCTCTATTTGAATTAGAAGACAAAGTTCTAGGTTGTTTTTGTAAGAAGCCACATAGAAACATATCCTGTCATGGCGATATCTTATCGGCATTGTCTAATACACGAAAAATGTATAAAATAGATACTATAGAAGCTCTGATTGTTAAATATACGGAAGTTTATCTCTGTAAACAAAAAATACATGAATTATTCTAATTTTACCTTAACTATCGTATGCGTATCGAAAATTACTAGTAGATGCAAATAAATAGTAAGTAAAATTAGTTTATGTAATGGCTGAAAATGGACAAAACGGGTGGAACGAATATTCAAGACTCGTTCTTAAGGAGTTAGAAACCTTATCGAAAGGTATAGTTGAGCTAAATGCAGAAATACAAGACATCAAAAAGGAGCTTGCGATTATGAAAGATCGCGAAGACAAAGTTGATGAATTAAGACAGTGGAAACAAAAAATGGATGAAGTTATATCGACTACTCAATTAGCAGCAATGGTGAAAGAGATCGATGATCTGAAAACATTTAAAACGAAAGCAGTTACAATATTTGCTATAGTTCAGTTTGCATTAACTGTTATTTCTATATTTGGACAGAAACTTTTCGGACTATAAACCTTTCATAATAAATTTTGTAGGGAGAAATTAAAACTTCTCCCTTTTGTGTTCTATAAAGGTATGGTCATATACAAAACTGTAAATCAAATAAACGGCAAATGGTACATAGGGAAAGATGCTAAAAACTATTACGGGTATCTGGGTTCAGGTACTGCAATCTTGTCTGCTATTAAGAAATATGGCAAAGAAAATTTTAAGAAGGAAATATTAGAAGAGTGCGAAACCCTTGAACAACTTTCTCAGAGAGAAGCTATATGGATAGAGCAAACTGATGCAGTAAATGACAAGATGAGTTACAACCTTGTATCAGGTGGTCAAGGAGGTAATCTATCTAAATTCGTGAAAAATTTCAGGAATGGGTGGTCAAAAGATAGACTTCCGGCTGATATAGAAAAACTTAGAACATTGATAAGTGAGAAAGTGTCAGGCTATAAAAATGGGATGTACAATAAAACACATACTGACGAAGCTAAAGACAAATTGCGAAATTCACATCTTGGTATAAAACTACCTCCGCGAACTCTTGAACACTGTAAACATTTATCTGAAGCACTATCAGGGAAATCCTGGACAGCTGAACAGAGAGATAAAATATTGAGCAAACGTAAGCCTGGAAATAAGGGTGTAACAGTTCATGTCTATAGGAAGCATGAACATTATGAATTTATCTCTATAAAGAAAGCATCTGATTTCTTTGGTGTACATAGAAATAGAATTACTCGAAATCAAATACGAGATTTCGATATACAAATAGAAAATAAATCTTTTAAAACTTTAAAACATTAAAAAATGATACCCTTGTTCGATTATATTAAGTTAGTATTTACTGCTAACGAAAAACAGTGGAAAGAAGTAATGGATAATGACAAAGCTCGAAACTTTTTCATGACTTCGAGATTTCTTAGCATAAAATATCCTGTTCAAGTAGCTGTTTTATCTCATATAAAAATTAACGCAGCAGCAACATCTGATTACTGGCATGCAAATATGAGTAGAATGTATAAAACTGTTCCGCCTTGGATTTATGCAAAAACTAAAAAGAAAGTCATAGAAGAAAAGAAAAAGAATGGTCTTTCTGAAGAAATGATAAAATGGTATTGTCAAAAAGAGGAAATTGGAAGAAAAGAGTTTGACTATACTGCTAAAACATTCGGAGACAGCTTCACTGCCGAGTTAATTGATTTAGAAAAAATCTTGCGAAGTCAAGGATATTTCAAATAACTTCACCTCACTCTAAATTTAGAATACTTTTCTTGCATTTCAATATATAGTAAAATATAATATTGCTTTGCAAGAACTTATTACTTCAGGAGATTATGTCATACTAGCTTATGCAGCTCCTATAGCCAACCCTAAAACATTCACTACTATACAAGAAAATTTAGTAGCGAATGCTCCAGGGACTATCCTAAAAAAGGAATTCAGATATTCATACGATAATGAAACATTCTCCGAATACTCTGAACTAAATATTCCATCATTAAATACTCTCCCTTTCGAAAACGGAAAATCATTCTGGTTCCAATTTAGATATATTCTAATGTCTGGTGGACCGGTTACCGTTAATAATGTCAACTTGCAATATGATTCATTTCCTGCACCAGCATTAAGTGGATCCGAGTATGTGAGTATACAAGATCAAGATAATATATCAGCCTCTCCTATAACATTTAAGACAGGTGCTACATGGGATCCGTATCGTGTAAATAAAGCTGTTAGGTTATATAAAGATCTGAACTTAATGGTCAATTCACTATTTGGTCATGAAGTTCAATACTATCGTGCTTTACCGAAAGGTAGAACTAAAGACGTATACTTACTCGAGTATTCACTCTATCAACATGATGAAAAACAATGCATGAAGATAGTAGTTCCAAACAATGCATTCCCAGATAATAAACTCAATATGGGTCCTTTTGGTCAAGACTTTGAAATGCCATTTGAGATTCAGATCGACAAAGATTACTTTCAATCAATTTTCGGTGAAGGTTCAGGCCCACAGAAACGAGATGTGATATTTTTCCCACGAACTAATCGTATCTATGAAATATCTAGTTCTACTATATTTCGTGACTTCATGAATGAGCCTTTATATTTTAAAGCCACGCTTATCAAATGGCAACCAAAGAGTAATTCTGAACAATCATCAAGTTTAGATGACTTGGAATCTATGTCAGTAAGTGTAGAAAAATTATTTGGAATTGCACAAAAAGAAGAAGCAGAAGCAGTATCTAATCCTCAGCAGTTCGTTGAACCTACTACTATATCAGACGTAACTAGAGATTACTTATCGCCTTTAACAGATATAATAGAAGAACAGTTTATGAATAACTATTTGATTATAGCTGAACATTTCTATAAATTGTCTTCTACATTGACGGAGAATATAGTCCAATTAGATTTGCCCGATAATATAGTGAAAACTTTAGTCATAAATAAGACATATTATGCTAGACCGAAAAATACATTATCATTAGATGATCATAGTTCAGTTAAGAAGTTTAAGTATGTAGGAGTTACCAGAGATAGACACCCATATTTCGAAGTCTATGCAGGTAAAAATTCACTGCAAACAAATCATCCAATATTTAGCATATTCCTTTATACATCGAACATGGAAATGTTCGCAGAGGAATATATCGATGGAACTGATGTATCAATATTCAAATGCAATAATTACACAGCACAAAGCTATCAGCCAGAATCTGTAAAGTATTCTGCTATATCTAGTTTCGACATAAATAGTGATAGATCATATTCTACTTGGTTTAGAATAAATTCAAATAAACGTTTTACTTGTGGAATACGTATATCTTCACCATATTCACCAGCTTCAAAAGAAACGATAATATCGTTAGATAGACCACATGATTATCTGATAGGAGACTTTATTTCTATTCAGAAGTCAAATGCATCTATCGAAGTTTATGCCAAAATTATAGAAGTTATTGATCGATCAACTATAAAATTATATGTAGATGATAGAATAGCAAATTACTTGAATCTGTCTTATCCGTCTTGGAACTCATCATGGGTTTCTGCTTCTGGCTGGTACATTGAGCTTTCTCAACCAAGAGTATTCATCGATTCTATGTTAAACAATAAGGGTACAAAACTAGAATTATGGGGTAAAAGATACGTTCAAGCGACATTTAACGATACACGTTATTTCTATGCTATCCCAAATACTCAACCAAACTTAAGTACTGATAAATGGTATAGTATCTGTGTAAGTATGAGTAATCTATTTTCACAACTAACTATGAATATCTGGGAAACACAGAGTGGTTCTTCTGACTTAAAATTAGTATACGGTAAAGTAGATAAGAATATTGTTAAACAAGACAGAAGCTCACTATACAATTATACTATACCAGCATCTGATATGGATTTAACTAACATAAGAATTTGGTCACAGAAGATCGAAACAGACAAACAATCACTAGTGCTTAATCAGAATATCGTTAAAGATGCAAATAACGCAATAATAATCGATAACGCTATTCCACAATCAAGATTACCTTACATTTCATATACACATTAATGAAAACTAACCGAAATACAACGAACGAGCACATGGATCATTTAAAAAAGATCGCTGAAGACCTCGAAAATACAATTTTACGGACTGATTTAGCCGAAGTAAAAGAAGCTGGTAAAGTTGATTTGCCTGCTATGAGTTCAATTAAACCTCTTAACTATGCCGTATTACAACAAGAAACTGACAATAAAGCAGAAGAAATAGTAGAATCAGTGGTATTACTTTATCTGCCTGTAGAGTTTGTAGTGGAGCATGAATATGTTAAACAAAAGATGTCGGTCGATAAATTGACAGTATCCGATTTAATATCCCAAATGAAAACCTCTGAACATGCAATAAAAAAATTACTGGAAGAAATTGATAACGGTAATTTACATGCTAGATCATTTGAAGTTTTAGCTTCTCTTCAGAAATCAAAAATGGAGATAGTAAAACATTTAGCACAATTCATGGTTGTAATGGAAAACAATTACAAGAATCTTAAATTTGACTATGAAAATTCTAAAGCAGAAAAAGTTCTAGAAGTCGGAGAAGGTGACGTAGAAGTCATGGGACAACAAGATAGCTCTAAATTTAGAGGAACAAGAGGACTTATCGGACTTTTACATGATGCTATAAAAGAGCAAGGACAAGATAAATTTGAAGAAATAAAATGACGATACAAGAATTAAAGTCACTCATAAAAAACCCTACCTCAAAAAAGGAACCGTATACTATCAATGAAAAGGGTGAAGTTGATGTACATGGTAATTTAGAATGGTTAGGAACTAGCAAAGTAACAGCTAAATCTTTTTTACCGTTACAGATTGGTACAGTAGATGGATATTTTTCTTGTGCTAATTCTCATATTGAATCATTAGAAGGAGGTCCACGTATAATTTGTGGTACATTACTTCTTCTTAACTGTGATGAGTTAAAGACATTAAGGGGAGCACCTGAAAGAATAGATCTAAGCTTCTACTGTAGACATTGTGCTAAGTTAGAAACTATCGAATATGCCCCGAAAAATGTCAAAGAGAGATATGTATTTGAAGATACTCCTTCAATATCAGCAGAAGAGTGTACTATTATCTACGATAAAGATTTGCTAGATGCATGGTTAAACAGTGATTTGTCATTAAAAGACTTTATGACAAATAAACGCGGTCTAATCATGTCTACAAAATTTGGATTTTAACATGAATCAACCATTAACAAATAGAAATCTTAAACAAAATCAACGATCTGGTCAACAACATGGAAAAATAAGGGTTTGGAACACTGAGCTTGTTAATGAATTACGTGCACAGATAGAGAATGGAAATCCCCCAATAGGAGGCTCCCCGTTTTATGAAGGTGATATCGACTTTAAGGGAGCTGATCTAGTATACGAGTACACAGACTATGAACTTTCAGAGCTTGTAAAATGTGCAAATGATATTGTCTATTTCGCAAATAATTATGCCGTATCAATGACTGATGAAGGCATACGAAGAATCACTTTACGACCGTATCAAGAAGATTTATTACGCCATTATCAACATAATAGATGGTCTGTTGTACTAGCTAGTAGACAAATTGGTAAAACTGTTATGACTGGTATATTTATAGCATGGTACGTTTTATTCAATATTGAAAAGAATGTCATGGTATTAGCGAATAAAGGTGCTACTGCTGCTGAAATCGTTGACAAGACAAAATCTGTCATAAAGGGATTACCATTCTTCATGAAACCTGGCATAGCTCAGAATAACGTAATGACAATGAAATTTGACAATGGATGTAGAATCATGTGTCAGAGTACTACTAAAACTGCAGCTATCGGTTTTACATTACACTTATTATTCATGGATGAGTTTGCCCATATCCATGGTAACTTTATTGAACCGTTCTATCGTTCTGTATATCCTACACTTTCATCATCACAGATTTCACGTGTAATCATAACCTCGACCGCTAATGGTCAAAATAAGTTCTGGGAAATTTATTCAAATGCTCTGAAAGAACCCGGACAAGATGGCAAGAATGAGTATTCTGCATTCCGTGTAGATTGGTGGCAAGTACCAGGTAGAGATGAAAATTGGAAGAAACGAGAAATTGCCAATTTGGGTTCCGAAGAACTATTCAATCAAGAGTACGGTAACCAATTTATTTCATCAGATTCATTGTTGTTAACGTCTGATTCATTACGTTATCTAAAAAAGATCGTAAAGAAATATGTATGGAAACAGATTGATGCATTCGAATTCAGCGATATAAAATATAAAGACTTAAAGTGGCATCCAGACTTTAATTTAGATGAGATAAAAGATACAGATAAATTTACATTTACAGTCGATTTAGCCGATGGAGTAGGGCGAGATTTTTCAGTAATTAATATCTTTAAAATAGAAGAGATGAGTATAGCTTCTATGAGAAAATTGAGAAAAGATAGAATTGAAGATGAACGAAGTTTCTTTAGACTAAGACAAGTCGGCATGTATAGATCGAATCTTACGGCTGTAGAAGATGTGGCACAGATAGCCGAAATTTTATTTTTCGAAGTTTTCAAAACAGAGAACATAAAAGTTGCGCTAGAAATGAACTTCAAAGGCGATTATTTTGTAGAAAAACTGCGTAAAAATGAAAACTATTACGATGAGATATTCTTACATACTAGACATAATGAAAAGGCAAGATTTTTCTCGATGGGTATAAGATTGTACCAACATAATAAGATGATGTTCTGTCGTGAATTGAGAAAGCTTGTACTAGAAAAACGAATAATAGTCACAGAAGAGACCACGTATAATGAACTAAGTGCATTCGGTATAAACAATAAAGGATCGTATTCATCACAGTCAGGATATGATGACGTAGCAGTAACTACAATGTATGGTGCAACATTTTGTTTATCTGAAGATTTTGGCTATGTTGTAGAAGATATGATAGATACTGCAACTGATCGTTTTAAGACTGCAGTAGTAGAATTAAGTCAGCTCAATGATGAAAAACGTGATGACATAAGTTACGTAAAAGAATTTATGTGATAACCGATAGAGAAATAAAAGACTGATCTATAATATATAGTAAAAATTCGCAGAATTTCATATTCAATTAAAATAAATAAGACATAAACATGGCGAAAATAAGACTCGATCTTAGTCAGTTCAAAGCTTCTGGAGTTTACACTCTAGAATTCGATCAGACAGAGAGCATCGTTTTAAACACACAGACTACAAGACTCGTTGTAGGGTTCTCTAGAAAAGGTCCTATCAACGCACCGGTGTTCTGTCAAGACATAAAGACTGCTAAAAGGATTTTTGGTGAAATTGATAAGACATTGGAAGCTAGAGGATCATTCTTTCACAGATCTCTATTTACTTGTCTAGAAACAGGTCCTTGTTTTGCAATTGCACTGATGCCATTAAATAATGACATTGAAAGCGCTAACCCAGACTATGACTCATTCAAATCATTCTCTCTTAGTGCTACAGAAGCAAATGGGACAACAGTAAACAAACTATACAGCTCGTATTTTAACAAGGAAAGATTTTTCTTCCCTGATACAGCTTATCTGTTGGCAAACAAAGAACAATCAGCTAATGCTGGTAAATTATTATCTGTCGTTAATCTAGGACAAATTCCTTTTTCTATCATTGTAAGAAAAACTGGTGATCTAACAGGATTTAATTTGACTGCTAGAGAATGGTTCGGTGCAGGAAATGTTCCAGATTATATAAAAGAATTCGATTATATATCTGAATATTTTGTACAAGTCGATATTGTACAAGGAGACTGGACAAATAACGCACAGTTAAGTATCGATCCAGTATTTGCACAATACTTTGATTCAAAAGGACTTAAAAAAGATAAAATTCAAGCTTTTTTAAATTCTCCTGATGTTGTAACTATCGGTAGCTTCCAAGGATCATTAATTCCTGATTTAGTAGATGACAATGGTGTAAACTATTCAATTGATACTATAATCAATGGTAATTTTGCAACGACTGGTTTGTTCGTTGCATTAGATAGAAATGCACTAAATAACTACGATCCTACTGCGACAGAAGCAATGGGAAGACTAGATGTTATCGGTCATACAATGATAAATAATGCCGCTGTAGATACTGTAGATTTCTTATCGTATAACTTTGCTGCTAAAGAAACATTTGATTTCCAAGCAAAACCTGATTTCACTGTAATTAGTGGATCGTTCAATAGCGGTTCATTTACAAACTGGACATATGGTTACACTGGTCCATCAACTAATCAAGGAGCACACTTTGAAAGTTTCTATAGTACTACAAACACTGGTAAATTTAATAACTTACTAGTATTGGATAAATCGTTAATTTCTAATGCAGAAATTAGTTATTTCACATCTTTAAAAGCTGGAAGCTCTTTACTATTAGATCAAACTGGAACTAAAACAGCTACAGTTGATACAATAACTGAAACTGCAGATTTTATAAAGATTTCAATTTCACATCCTGATAAAGCATCTGAAGGTTCATTAACTGCACCAATATTTGCAAAAAATAATGGTGAAATCCATATTGCAGGTACTGGCTCTAATATTGCAGCTGGAGATTTCGTATATGCTGAAAAGGCTGGTGTAAGATTTTATTTCCGTGCCAACGATATCGGTCAAACAGGTTCTAACACGATACTAACTATTGATACAGTTAATTTCAATGGCGCTGCTAATCTTGCTGAAATAGATACGACTTATACTATACATTATGGTTCTGCTCTAGATGTAATCGGTGCAACAGGTGGTTACAAATTAGTAGTAGCACCCGATAAAGTACAATATCTATCTGATGTAACGAATAGCTACATTGCATATGAAGGATCTGATTTATACAAGAAGTTTAACACTGGAGTTCTTGCAAATGGTGATTTAGTTTATACAAATTCACAAAATCCTCATTATTTAACTGCTACGTATTCTAGAGATCCTCAAAATGTGAAATATATTGAGCTTTTCGCATGGACTACTGCAGATTATCTTGTACCATTTGATGGAGATTGGGACATTTCAGATATTCGCGAATCAAATGGTTCTACATTAGCTAATGCGCTAAAAATTTATTCTATCGTAGGAGATTACGAAACTAGCATTGAATTAAACGCTACTTCTAACTCTACTAGAACAAAAGTTTATATTTCTACTGAAGATGGAACAAAAGCTGAGGTTGGTCAATATTTGGTAGCCGACCCTGAAAATTCAGGTGATTCAAGTAAATTTGTATTAACTAGAATTATAGCAAAACGAAAAGTAACTAATGGCTATGAATTAACTACTAACCAAAGAATACATATACAAGACGGTTTCATAACAAGATTCAAGAAGATTCAAGAAGCTGCAACAAATGTTCAGTTCACTTATCTTTCTGGTTTCAAATTGGGAACATACCATTTACCTGGTTCAAAAACTCAACTTGCTAAAATTCTTGGTCTTTTAGATCCTGCTGTTTCTAATTTATCTGTTGCATTAGCAGATAGAAATATGATAACTTACAGATATATCGTAGATACCTTCAACGGTGGTTTAGATGCACAATCTTATCCAAAAAATCTACTATCTAAGTTGGCTATGAACAGACAGAAATGTTTAGCTATTATCAATGCTCCTGCTATTCAAGAGTTTATTGATAGTACTGATCCTAGATTTACTGAAGTACCAACTTTAGTTGATCCAAAACCTGTATTAAGTACTTACTATATTTCACAAGGTGGAAATCTATCACTAGGACCATCTTACACTTATAGTTTACCTGACGAAGATAATGGTGCTAAATTTGCTGGATTCTTTGCTCCTTGGTTGGTTATCAAAGAAAATAACAAGAATATTTCTATTCCTCCCGCAGCTGATGTATCAAACAACTTTATTAGAAAGTTCTTGAACGGTCAACCTTATTCAATTGCAGCTGGTCCAAGAAGAGGTATTCTATCGAATCCTAGATTGGTATCACTTGAGTATGACTTTACTGATACAGATAGAGGTTATTTAGAGCCATTTGGATGGAATCCAATCGTGTTTAGAAATAACACAGGTTTCCAAATCTACGGTAATCAAACTGCTTATCAAAAAACTAATACTGCATTCAATAGCTTACACGTTCGTGATTTACTTATCACAATAGAAGAATCTGTTGAAGATATCTTGGGTAATTATGTATTTGAATTTAACGATTCAACTACACGTCTAGAAATTAAAACTATCGTTGACAAATTCTTAGCTAACGTTAAGACAGCTGGTGGTATATATGACTATGCTACAGTAATGAACGGTAGAAATAACACCGGTGAAGTAATCGATCAGAATTTTGCAATAATTGATATCGGCGTTGAACCAGTCAAAGGTGCTCAGAAATTCATAAATAGAGTAACTGTATTAAAAACTGGCCAGATTTCATCTGGTGGATTTACAGTTGCATAAAAATAAAAGGAGCTTGGATTTTTTCAAGCTCCTTTAAAACTAACTAGAAAAAAAGAAAATAAAAGCAACATGGCTAAACTTCCGCACTATAGAAATTCAAGAGCCTCAATGGAGAATTGGGAACCCGTTTATAATAACTTATTTGAGGTTACTATAAATCCTCCTGCTGGTCTAGGTAACTGGTCAACATCTTTATTGATGGAACAGGTTATCAAGGTTAGTGGTTTGGATGTCGATAAGACACCTGCAGCAGGTGTTCAACAGACATATAAAGGATGGACTCGCTCTTATGCAAATTCAAAACTTGATCAAACTTTTGTAGACATCGCAATAGATTTTGAGGTAAACTTAGATGACACTAATTCTATGTATATGTACAAAGGTCTTAAAGCTTGGTGTAATCAAATCTTTGATACAAATACAGGTATGCAACACTTAAAAGCTGACTATGCTGGTGGTCCAATGACTATCGTAGTATACAACAGACCTGGTGATGTATTCAGAACTTATTCTTTCCCAACTGTATGGCCTACTACTAATATCAACGCAATTGAATTAGATTATAATTCTACTGATAAATACACCATCACTGGTTTTACATTCAGAGCTGATTATTTTGACGATACAACTTTGTAACAGAATCATTTTATATAAACGAAGAGGGAATGTAAGTTCCCTCTTTTTTGTGTCTGAACTTTTACGGACGTATACTATAATTTTAAATAAATCAGATACGCATATGCGTACGATTATAAATACATAAACATAGAAAAATAATGAGCGAAACATTTGTTCCTAGTACAGAAGATGAAGCTAAAAAAATCTTCGAGTCACAGAATCAACCCAAGGAAAAGGTAAATGTATCTAAAACAGCTGAACCCACACATCTTGTACATGATATCGGTTGGATTAGAGTAAAACCAGATACTTTACCTTCTCAAGGTCTTTATTACCCAGCTTCAACTGAAATTACTATCAGATCTGCTATGGCAGCTGAAATTAGACACTGGTCTACTATAGATGAGGAAGATATTTTTAACATGGATGATGCACTGAACAAGATTATTGAAAAGTGTTGTAAGATAAAATTCGGTAATTCGATAGCATCATATAAAGATATTAAAGAAATTGACAGATTTTTCTTAGTATTTGCCATCCGTGAATTGACATTCAAACAAGGTGAGAATCAGTTGAATATTTCTTTCAATTGTAGTAATTGTGGAACTGTAGATGAACGCAGTATCTCTAAAGAGATGCTATCGTACTATACTCCATCACCTGAATTGGCCACTAGATTTAATGAAGATGAAAGATGTTTCCATCTTAAACTTACTAATGGCGAAGAATTGAAATTATATCTACCTTCTCTAGGTGTCATGAATTATATCAAAGGATACGTGAAAGATAAAATTCAGAATAAAGTAGAATATGATAAAGCATTTTTGAAATGGGCACCATTTTTATTTTCTGACTGGAGAGGATTAAATGATGCATATTACACAAAAGCTTTACAAGATTCATATAGTTGGGGAACTGATAAGATTTCTGTAGCAGACTGGTTTGTTAAACATATGCAGGAAACTATCAAACCTGAAATCTTAAACAACTGTTCTGTATGCGGGGAGGCAACAGCTTTACCAATTAACTTTCGAGGAGGAATCAAAAGTCTTTTCCTTGTTTCAGATATCTCTTCAAAATTACTTTAAGCTTAAAGCATCACTTCTTAAATATGTCAGATGCCAACCTTCAGAGGTTGAACAGATGCCATTTTATGAATTGGAGATTATGCTGGATGAATTGAAAATTCTCAGCGAAGAAGAAGAAAATGAAAGGAAGAAACAAGAAAAGGGGCAACATTCACAAGTACCGAATCTGAATATTAATTCACAGATGAGTAGTATGCAAAGAGGTATAGCAAGTTCATTGCCATCATTACCGAACTTTAAATTGTAACAAAAAGGAAGAGTTTTGCTCTTCCTTTTTGTGTGTTAGATATATAATACGAAATAAACCTGCAATTTTGGCTCTACAAGACAAACAACTCGACACACTCATTGGTATTTCCAGATCAATGGAAAAAAGCTTACATGCTATTGAAGCAAAAGCTAATACATCTAATGCTGCGGCAGATCCAAGTGCCTCTATGAATTCTTCTGCTGTACTGGCTGGTATGGCAACAAGTATAAAACTAATATCTGATGCGTTATCTGCTAAGAATAAATCGATATCAACTAATGGATCAGTAATACTCGACTTTTTATCTGAATTAGTTTCTATTACGGGTAACATCGATTCTACTAAGTTGGATTCTTTGAGTAATTCAGCCACATCTATATCTACATTTGTAAATACGTTTGCTAACTTATCGATAATGGGTATAGCAAAAATAGCGCTTGCTGGTAAAGTACTATTTGGTGGCAAAGACCCAGTAGTTAAGAGAATTATTGATGGAGCAGTGTCAGCTATGAATGGATTTTCAGATAGTGACATTAAAAAGATGGAACAAGCAGGTATCGGTATACACCTCTTAATCTCTGGGCTTGCGAATATAGGGAAAGCTATGGCTACATTGGCATTAGTATCTATTATCGCTCCTTTAGTTATGATAGGTGCTGGAGTTGCATGGTTAGTCATAAAGATGTTTGCGAGTCTAGGTACCCAATTATCAGAATTTAAAGATGGGTTTGCTGCAATAGGCATAATCGGTAAAGGATTAGTTATGCTTACAGCAGGTCTTGCTACTATGGCATTATTAGTATCATTAGTTCCTGTTACTACACTTTTAGGAGTAACGGCTATAACTATGCTTGTAGCAGGAGCATTTATCGTATTAGGTAAAGGAGCTGAATATATTGATAAGGGTGCAAAAGCTGTCCAAGGAATAGGTATAGCTTTAATTGCACTTTCTGCTGGTATAGCTACGATTTCATTAGTAATGATGTTAGTTCCAATGAAAGATTTATTGGGTGGAATGTTATTGCTTGCGGCATACGGATTAGCATTTTATTTAATTGGGAAACTTTCTAAAGATATCGCACAAGGTGCATTGACAATAATACTTGGATTATCTGTAGGACTATTTTTCTTTTCAGGTGCTATGCTTTTATTATCGTATACTTTTTCTAAGTTTTCTATGACAGATGCATTACTGTCTGTATTAGTCATTGGTGCATTCGCATTAATGTTTGAACTTATCGGTAAACTTGGTAAAGATATAGTACAAGGTTCATTAGGTGTGGCATCTATTGGTGCAGGTCTAGCTATATTCTCAGTAGGAATTTTAATATTTGCATTAGCTCTAAAAGGCGTTCTAGCTTTATTCAAAAATGATTATAAAGAAGCTGCTATAGGAACTGTTGCAATATTAGGAGGTATGGCTATAATGTTCGGCATAATAGGAGCTGAATTACCTTCTATAGTCGCTGGAGCAATAGGAATCGGTCTAATAGGTGCATCTTTATTACTATTTTCAGCTGGAATAATGGTATATGCACTAGCTCTAAAAGGAGTGATGGCTTTATTCAAAAATGATTACAAAGAAGCTGCTATCGGTGCAGTTGCAATAATCGGTGGTATGAGTGTATTATTTGCTGGAATTGGTCTGTTAGCAGCACCAATAGGTATAGGCGCCATAGCATTAGGTATAGTAGGAGCTTCATTAGGACTATTCTCAGTAGGTTTAATTCTATTTGCTCTGTCTACGAAAGCGATAATGAAGATGGGACTATATGATGAGAAAGAGAAAACCATGAAAGGCATGGGAATCATGTTCGCATTAGGTAAAGAAATTGCTAAAATGTCAATATTATCTGTTCCTATACTCATCGGTTCAGTAACTGCATTACTTTTAGGAACTTCACTCATCGCTATAAGTGCCGGATTAATATCTGCTGCTAATGCAATCAGTAAAATTCCTGATCCTAAGGACTTTACTGATAAATTATTTGGAGAAGAAGGCATAATACCAGCATTAACAAATGGTTTCAAGAAATTATACACTGATAATAGTGGAAGTGCTGGAGTTTTAGGACTTGGTATGCTTCGAGCAATTACCGGAACTGATCCTGTTCAATTAGGTATCAAGATGGTAAGTGGAATGGGTGAAATACTTAAAGAATTAGCAGGAGGAATTGCTGCATTCTCTGATCCTGACCATTTCCCAGTACAGACGGCTAACGGTAAAGGTGGTCTATCTTGGCAATCAGTTAAATTATCTACTATTGTAGCTGGCATTCAAAAATCATTATTAGGTGACGGTTTAGATTCTAATAACCCGGGAATTTTATATGCATTGGCTAACATTTTCGGTTCAATTGGTGCAAAATATCCCGGAGGATTCTTTGGGATGGGTAAAAGTGATGTCAAAAAAGGTATAGATGCAGTTTCTGGAATGGGTTCAGTAATATCTGACTTAGCAGGTGGTATTACTTCTTTCGCCAACATGAATCATTTTCCAATCGAATATGGTCCAGACGGAAGACCTACAAAATACGGGGCTATAAATATCCCTGGTATTATAAGAAGCATAAGCTCTGTATTGAATGTTTTACCTAGCGTATTCACAAAACTTGATCTAAGTGCATTTGAAGATGCTGAAGATAAAGCTAAAGCTGCATATGAATTGACTAAAACATTCAGAGGAATTGCAGAAAATCTAGGCAGTATCAGTAACATCTACAGTAAGATGAAACCTATAAAAGTAAAGAATCTTGAAACTGATGCTATATCAGCTATCTCCAGTTCTATTACTGATATGGCAAATAATATACAGTCTAGTTCATTAACTGATGATTCATTAACGAGATTTGAACGATTAGGTAATGTACTAAAAAGTGTATCTGTCGGAGGTTCTGGTTTTGCAGTATTCGTTGACGCATTCATAAAATTACAGGATCCGTTAGTAAGATTTGCAAGCACTTTAGCTGTAATGGGTACTAATTTCGATAAGCTCAGTAGAAATATATGGCAATACCGATCATTCATTAGTTTTACAAATGGATTAGCTAATAATTATGGGAACATGATAAAGTTAAGTAGTCCATTTTCTAAAATAGCTTCTGATACGGGAATATTTGCTGATGGAATAGCTAGAATATCTGAACCATCTATAAAGAATTTCGAAAAGATAACTGCTGAATTGCAGAAGATGATTGATCTTGATACTACAAGATTTAAAGATGTCGCAGAATCTGCTAAAAAGATTGCTGATAGTGCAGCTTTAATGGTAGTTGCACATCCTTCTTATACGCCTACTTCTGCTGGTGGACAACAGACAGATAATTCTAAACCTGTACCTGCTACTACTGCTAACTTAATGACTAAAATCGATATGCTATTTACAGAAATACAGATCATGGTTCAACAAAATAGTTCTATGGCTGAAAAAACTGGCAATTTAACTCTAGCCGTACAAGAGCTAGTAAAGAAACTCCCAAATTCATTCTAATATGAGACTTAAAACCTTCGCTGAATTCGTAAAAACTTCTCAAGTTCCTTACACAGGGCCTAAATACGTTGTTGCACCTCAAGAGGGCGATAAAGGCTTTGAATTAATAAGAACCGCACTGGACGACGTTAAGAAAACAAAGACTGTTGACACTGGTATGTGGTCTGATGACCAGAGACATGACAATGAAAAAAAAGATGTTGTTTTCACTACAGGTATTTGGTCCAATACATAGAGTTTCCTGTATGAATTTTCTTTGTTAGATTAATAGGTAATATACTTAGTATATTTACTGCTATGTGTGAAAAGCATGACACTCATTATTTTTTTTAAATTTTTTACACACATTTACTCTTTAAAAAATCTTTGTTATTTTATTCAAATTACTTAATACGCTCGCATAATGAAAAAAGAAGAATCTCTACAAGACATTGCAATGAATTTTGTTGAACAACGAACTGAAGTCACGTTTAATAAACTTTATCATAGATTGAAACCAGGCCTAAGAAAAATGGTCACAAAATACCATCAAGACGACGAAACTATTGATGAAATACTTGCTATTACACTATCTAAAGCGTTCGTGTTTGCCGACATGTACGATCCACGATGGAATTTCAGTACATGGGTATACAAAATATGCCAAAATGAATGTTTAATGGAGCTTAGAAGAAAAAATGCTACATATTCATTGAATGCAATGGAAGAAAGTAATATTAAAGTGAAACCAGCAGAAGAAGATGAGTGGACCGTCAATCCAGATTATGAGTATTATGACGATGTCGATAACATCGAAGTTGATACAGTATATGATGAAGTTATGGCAGAAATAGACGATTTACCTTCTCCATACAGAGATATTTTACAAGACAGAGAAATTCATAAGCTTAAGTATGAAGAAATAGCTGAAAAAAGAGGTATCAAAATTAACACAGTAAGAAGCAGAATCCATGTTGCGAAAAAACTAGTGCGAAATAAATGGATAGATAAGAAAAGAGCTACCACGACGAATGATATTAACATAAAAAATATCGCCCTTATATCGATGAAGACTCCTGTTCTGAACAATGAGGTAGATGCACTATAATATAGAAAATAATATTTATGATAGGATTTAAACAGACCCAATCTGTATTCAGAGAAATATCTAATTTTCTCTTTATTCTTTCTACAATCGAAAAGAATGAAAAGACTGAAGAGTGGAAAAACTTTAATCTTAGAACAGATATTTACAATAGAATCTATACAGTTCTTTCTTTGAAAGAGGAAGATATGGGTGAAATGGAAGATATGAAAAAATTGAAAATTCTAGATAAGATGCGTCCACTAAATATGTACCTTTCTAAACTAGGATTACAAGAAATAATAATTCCCACAGTAGAAGAAATCGCAAATTCTCGATCATATCTTGTGGTTTACACTCCATACTTTAACAATCTTACACTAAAATGGATAGTAACTAATGTTGCTCTACCTATCGGAATATTACTTAGCATAATTTGAAAAAACTAAAACGATTAGATACACAGTGGGGAAGAGCTTATGTTATAGAAGGAGAAGACCCTAAATTTTTACCCTCTGTTACAACTATTTTATCATTAATACCATCTAAGAGATTAAAAGAAATAGAGGAATCTATAGGCAAGGATAGATTAGCAGAAATAGGCCAGAAAGCAGCACTTAAGGGAACAGCAATGCATAAATTCTTGGAGAATTATGTTATATGCATGAAGAATATGGGAGACTCTGAAAAGTGTCTTTTGTATACACAGAGAAAAAGCACTGATGAATTATTGAATGACATCGAAAAACCTCTAGTAGACGGTGGAAGAGCATTATTTTATAATCTCTATCACAGTGGACAATTCGATAAAGTAAAAAAGATTCTTTTATCTGAAGGATTTTTATACTCTGAAACATATCTATTTGCTGGTACTACGGATTTTGCATATTTAGACAATGAAAATAAAATAGTCATTGTAGACTTTAAAAGTGCTTCAGGAATTAGAGATGCTGAGACTATACACAAATATAGTTTACAAGGTGGAGCCTATACTTTAGCATTTGAAGAGATTCATAAACGAAAAGTGGACAGAATCGAAATTTGGTTATCAAATCCAGATGGTGTACAATTAGTAGAAATTAAAGGTGATGAACTTGAAAGCTGTAAAAAAGAATTCATTTATTATTGTCATAAATATCACGAAATCTGGGAATCAGATAAAATTAAAAACTATTATAACGAACAAATAAAAAAGTAAAATGGAAATCGTAAAAACAACAGAAAGTGCAGAATTAGAAGGTGGTCTAAATCAAATTCAAAAAGAAGCTTATGAACAAGCTCAACTTGAACTAGACAAATTCAAGAAAGATTTAGAAACTAAGAAGTATCTAGTCGATCTTAAACTTGAAGATATCAAGAAATTGGAAGGCTATATTTCTAAAGAAGCAGCATGGAAATTCACAGAAGCATTGGGTATCAGAGAGGTTGTAAATGAACTAGGTGTTTGTGTTACAAAAGGTAAATTATTCATGAGTGCTATTTCGATCGAAGCACTTTATTTCTATTTATCTAGAATTGAAGGTGCAGGTGATACTGTTAACAGCAAATTCATTGAATCAGTAGATACATATCTTACTATCTTGAAGAATATCAATATCGTAAGAAACGTTATCGCTCAAGAAAACGAGAAACTGAAAGAAATGGAATTCATTACTGCATCACGTAGAGAAGGTATTGATCCTTCAAATCCTGAAGCAAGTCTGTAATAAGAAAATAAGTAGGGGGTGATAAACTCCCTATTTGTGTGTTTTATTGCAGGCGAAGATATATAAACTACTAAATATTAAATTAAAACATTTATGGAAAAGAAAACACTCTTAAAGAAAATTGAAGAAAAATCTTGGCTAATAATTTTAATCTTTCTGGTATTGACATTTTTTCAAACATGTAGCGTAAATCGTAAGTACAATGATCTGAAAAAATCTATTGAAAAAATTGATTCTACTACAAAAATCACATCGAAACAATTTTCGATAGAAGGATTTAAAATATCGAAGCGTATGCTTTATGATAATAATGCGATTGTTCGTACCGCAATTCGTCCTGATGACAGAATGAATGAATATGACATCGAAATAAAGAAATTGGAGGGTAAATGAACACAGAAAAAGTATTACGTAAAATAATAGTTTGGTCATTCATTATTGTTCCACTAATCTCTTCTGCTATATCTGCTTTACACATTGTTGATTTCTTTAGTTTAGGTAACCCTTCATGGTTATCTGTAGCCCTTGCAATAGCTATCGAATTAGGGTCTATTGCCAGTTTTCTTACACTTTCTATACTAAATAAGCTGAATAAGACTATCGTTTGGACAGTATTCATCATCTTATTCTTTATGCAGATTGTAGGTAACATGTACTTTTCATATGATTACATTTCTGAATCTATGAAACATAATCCTAATTGGATTTCTTCATTCAGAGGAATGATGGAATTCTTCACCGGAGAAGTAGACGTGAAAAATGTAATGATGTATCTTACTATACTGATATCTTGGCCTATTCCTATTATATCAGTCTTTCTTCTAAAATCTGCTATGGATTATCTAAAACCTGAAGAAGTAAAAGAATTGAATTCGTCAGATTCCAACAGTATATTTGATATGAATTCACAGAAACGTGAGAATCTACGCGCTAAATTAAAAGACGTGGGAATAGAAAAAGAAAATTAATCGTAAAATATGAATCAGTATGCATTGGACATTCTATCTTGTCCTCAAGGTTACTCTAAAACTGCACAATATGTAGTATATTCTTCACCTACCAAATTGGCTGTAGTACAAGGTGCAACTGAAATTACAAGTATAGATTTAAAGGATTTTGCAGCTCCTATAACTTCCTCACAAAAGACCACTTTTAATCTTCCCGGTAACTCATCAATATCTACATTGACCAGTTTTGATTACTGCGGGTTGAACGGTTCAGGTGAAGCTATTTTTGCAGCATTCTTTCCTAAATTTTCTGTCGATGATGCATCTAAACATTATCTGCAATGGGCATATAAGAGTGAAATTAACGGTGTACTAAAAGAATCACAACCTGATGATTTAGATGGATATAGTTTAAACTGGGCGACCGCTGTTACTTCAATAAGAGGTGAATATATCGGTTTTTCTAGTACTACTGCATATGCAATATGTTCAGGAGGTGTAAAATTATGGTCTAAACAAGATGGCACTAAATTGTTCAATACATTGAACTCTAAGATGCCTTCTAATTTAACCACATCTATTGTATCAGATAGCTTGGGTAATTTATGGATAGGATCTGCAGAAGGATTAATAAAAATGTATTATGCTGATTCTACATACAATTTTAAGCTATATGACACGACTAATACGAATATATTATCGAGCTATATAACTAACTTATCTATTTCTGGAAACAAGTTAGTACTCAGCACAAATAAAGGCGTATCAGTATTTAATACAGAAACAGAAACTAGTAAGAATTATAGCAAACTAAATGTTACTACTATTCGAACTAATGAATTTAACGCAGCATTATTATACAATGACACTTTAGTTGCTGCATCAATAGAAGGTATTCATGTTGGTAATTTGACAACTAATGTTTGGAAACTCTATGATAGTAATATTACAGGATGGAATGGTTCAAATAATACATCATCGATAGATATTATTGACGGCATAATTATAGCTGGAACATCGGATAGTATTTATACATTCGAAATTGGTCAACAAGACGTTACTCATATAACCGCAGCTTATTCAAATATAGTATCTGTTATATACAGTAATAATAACACCAGCGGCTCAGTAGGTGATAAGATTTATGCAGCTCATAATAATGGACACATTTCTGTATATGATGCAGTATCATATGCTATAATTGGTGACATAGCTGTAACAACGGGAATTATCAGATCATTAAATAAAGAGTTCTACTTTGCTGGTTCAAATGGCTACGGTAATTTCAATGTAAGTAACTCTACATTTAATGCTTTACCTGGTACAGATGAGAATGCTGATATTCTATTTTCATACCCGGCAAATAATCAATATGATGTATCTAGACAACAGACTATTTATATCGGTCTAAGTAAACCGTCTACTGTAAATTCAATCACTAATCACTTTACTTCTGATATCTCAAATTTTCATATAACTTCATTAGACAGTGGATATATGTTCAAAATAACCCCTGATTTACAGTTAGGTTACACAGAAACTAAAAACTTTAAAGTTATGGAAGGATTGACTGCTACAGATAATTCATTCTTTAGACAATCTGCAGACGTAACATTTACGACGATAGAAAAAGAACCGATCAATGGTTGGCATAATATGGGTAAACAGTTAACTTTAACTGGTACTACAGAATACCCTATTGAAAGTATAACGTTTAAAAATCCTCATGATTTTGATATACCGATAACGGCATTAATTGGCGTTTGATAAAGGGAGCTTTTAAAAGCTCCCTTTTTTGTGTATGTTATGGCAATTGTAGATATATAGTTTATACACATTATAATAAATGTCATGAAATACGATAAACTCATATACGATACAATCTTAGGTGTAGACTGGGCTAAGCTTAGTCATACACATAGTCTCTTAAATATCGTCTGGCAATCAGAAGATGAAAACGGTGACATATATGATCATGTCCCATCTGTTGATGAATTAAAAGAAGAATTATTGTTAGTTCTTAAATATGCAATTTCAAAAAATCTTCCCATGTTAGAATGTGGAAACTGGGTAATAATTTGGCATAATGAGGAATTTGCTATATCGAATAATCTACCCGGTGCCAGGATTGAAGCATTTTTTGTTGTAGCCGAATCATATGCTATGGATTCAGATATGAATTTAGATATTTTGCAAGAACGATTAAACTATGCTATAGAGCATGAACAATATGAAGATGCAGCTAGATATAGAGACAAGATAAATCTTCTCCAAAAAGAACAGAACTGATGGTCACTAAAACTTCTATACGAATAGACGGTATACAATGTTATAATGTCACTACTGATAGTGATTACTTGGCAGTATTCGTAGATTATCGTATTATTACCACTAATCCAGTCACTGTAACTTTCCCATCTGCTGTTGATTACAGCTCTAATAAATACGAAGTCGATAATATAAGCGGTGGAAATACTACAATAACTGCGGTGTCTGGATTGATCAATGGATCTATATCTAAGACACTTGCACCTGGTGAAGTAGTAGTTTACACTAGTGATGGTGTAAATTGGACTACAGCTAAGAAAGATAATGGCATAGCTGGAACATCGGGCTCGTCAGGTTCTTCTGGATATAATGGTACAGGAGGTATTGGTACTAATGGAACATCAGGAATTAACGGTTCTAGTGGAAGTACTGGAATTAGTGGTAGTTCAGGATCGTCCGGTATAAGCGGAAGT